GCTGAGTGTACTGCCGCCACATCCCCCCCCCCCCCCCCGCCCGCCCCCGAAGGCGGCGGCCCCAGTCCGTTTCACGTGAAACGTCAGTCCAGCCCGACTTCGCGGAGCGCATCCCCGAAGTACTCCACCGGCAACCCGCTACCGTCGTCCTCGCCGGCGAAGGCCGGCCGCAGCCTGGTCCGCACTGTGCCGTCTTCGTCTCGGACCAGTACCAGGCCGCCTTCGACTTCGAAGGTCCGCACCGTCGAAGGCCCGCCCCAGTGTGCCTGTGCGTCCGCTCGAACGGCTTCGTACCAGCCCAGCACCCGGGCCAGGGCATCCGCCGAAGTCAGCCTCAACGCTCGGACGCAGGCGTCCGTCACAGGGGCGCCCGTATCTTCGTAGACGCTCCCGAGCTTCTCTAGCACCGTCATCTCCATCCGCTCCCAGATGGTCTCGGCGTCTACGGGATCGTCGGGTTCCTGCCCAGCGCAGTCGCGCAGCCAAAGCTCAACTCGCTCTTCGCCGAGGAGCCGGTCCCACAGCACGCCGACGGTCTCCGCCTGAACCTCGTCCCACTCGGCTTCGATTTCGGAGGCGGCCTCCAGATCATTGCAGTAGTCGGCCTCGAAAGGCATTTCGCGGCCTTCGTCCAAGGCCCAGCCCTTCTCGGATAGGACGTCGATGGCGGCCTGCAGAAGGTCTGCGTCGGAGACGGCTTCGAGGAACTTGTTGATCATCAGGGTTTCCTTTCTCTCTCGTTTCCTGATATCTCTAGTCTAGTCGGTCCGGAGGCCGCTGTCAAGCGGCCTCCGGTGTGAGATGGCTAACACCAATCGAAGAAGCACTGCAACGGCGTCGGGAGGTTCTCCACGAGGTCTTCGGAGGTGGACATGAGTCCGTAGAGGGCGTCCCAGAGGGCTTGTGCGAAGTCGAGCCAGGTCATGGTTCTCAGGCCTCCCATCCGCGGTTCTGACGGCGGCTCCGGCGTCGTGCTCGCTGGCGCTCGCGGTCCGCTCGAAGGCTGGCGACGAAGTCGGGGACGTCGATTTCGGGGATGAAGGTGGTATGCATCAGGGTGTTCCTTTCTCTCTGTCTTCCTGATAGTTCTAGTCTAGCGGGCGTCGGCGGAGATGTCAAGCCCGAGGTTCGTGATGTGCGTCACTGTGAGGCCGAGTACGGTGGGTTCGTCGCGGACTCCGGCGTAGGCGTCCCAGCTCGGGGCAGGGCCTTCGCCGGAACCCCAGCCCGCCAGGATGCCGACTGCGACGGAGACGGCGGTCAGTAGGCGCCTCACCAGGCCCACCCGCCTACGTCATCGCGCACACGGAGCTCGGCGGCGAGGGTTCGGCGACAGGTCACCTGGCGGACGTCGTAGACGGGGATCGTGGCTTCGAGGTGCCGGACGACGGCGTTGGCGGTTTTCCGGGTATTCATCGGACTTCCTTTCTCTCTCGTTCCGATGTCTTCATTCTAGCGGCCTCCGGGAGGGGCTGTCAAGCCCCTCCCGTGTGGGCTGTGTCACACTTCCACGCCCCAGTCGGCGACGGCGCTCCGGAGGGTGGGCCAGGCTTCGGTCTCGCCGCACTCGCGGACTCTCACGGCGCCGTCGGCGTAGACGGTCAGCGTGCCGTCGGGGGTGTCGCACTGGACGTCTCCGCCCGGGAGGACGTAGGCGAGGCCTCCGAGCTTCTCGGTGAGGGCCTTCGCCAGGGCCTGGCTGTAGGGGTACTTCGCGGTCATCGGACTTCCTTTCTCTCTCGTTCCGATGGCTCTATCCTCGCACAGTCGGAGGGGCGCTGTCAAGCCCTGAGAGCGTGATGTGCGTCACAAATTGTATTTTCCAGGGTTGCTCGAGAGTCCCTCGAGCGTGATGAAGATCACATTGTGATGTTTCTCACAGGGTTGCTCGAGAGCCTTTCTGAGTGTGAGATTGCTCACATGGTTGCTCGAGCTGGGACCTTAGTCCCGATTTCGCGAAAGTGTGAGCAACTTCACACGTGATGCTTTCCGGGGTTTTCGCAACACCGACGTTGCGTAATTGCTCGGGGCCGCCGTCGACGCCGCGCACCCCAGCCTGGCGGGCCCCCGCCTTCGGGGGCGCCCCTCGGAGGCCGCAGACAGCCCTCTGAGGGCCTCGCGGGCCTTCTCCGGGCAGGGGAAGGCCCCCGCCGGAGCGGGGGCCTTCGGGTCAGCCTTCGAAGTCTTCCAGGATGTCCGCCAGGTCCGCGGTGTAGTAGCCGCCGAGCTCTTCGAAGAAGTCGATTTCGATGTCCATTGGGGTTTCCTTTCTCTCTTTCCCCTTTGTTGTACCTCCATTCTATCAACCGCCACCCCCCGTGTCAAGCCCCAGCGGTGTGTCCTTCGCCACATTTTCGAGCGCTATACGGCGCCGTAGGTTACCGAGCGGTAAGACAAAGGGGCCCTCGTCTCAGCTACCGGCACGTAACCTACCCGAACGGAACCTACCGACGTGTCACCTTACCACCCAGTAGGTTACGACTACGCACCCGTAAGCTACGCCCGAGTAAGCTACCACGGGGTAACATACGACATCGTAACATTACCCGAACGTAACCTACTGCTACGTAGTAGTAACTTACGGTTACGTAGGTAAAAGTTGTCATTAAACGTTACAAAGAGGCCCCTTTTCTAATTTCGGGGGCAGTTTTTGGGTACAAAGAGGGCCATTTTCGAATTTCGGGGCTCAAAGACACGGGAAATTAGACCGGCGGTCGGCGGTGGACATCCGTCCGAGGCGCACACCGAAGAACCACGGCGGCGGAAGCGGCACCCCCTCAGAATCACGAGGATCGATTCTGAGGCGATTTCAGCCCCCGACCCTACCGACCCTACCGGGGCGACCCTGAAAGGCCCTCAGAGAGCAACCTCGTGATCCTGAGGCGCAACTGGGCCCTGCGGAAGGCGCACACCCCAGGCGCGCAGCACACGGAGCGGAGGCGTGTGAAGGATGTGACAAAACTGAACAGACGCAGAACACGTTGTTCTCAAACGGAGCCGTAAAGCACCAAACGTTAAGAAGTGCGGATTCGGCGGAGGGGTATCCGCTTCTACATGAGGCACACCCACACAAATACCTATAGGGTTATACCTTTCAAGGAATAGAAATACAAACAGGAATATATAATGTGGTAGTAGTATGTGTGGGGGTGGTGTGTTAAGAGTAGTCTTCCTATTGTTCGAAACATATCGAACAAAGAAGATGAAATTATAATTTCGTCACATAGCGAAATAACGTATACGTTCAGTCCTGAACGATCTCGCCTGCGACCCAAACTTTCCCGCAGGATCACGCCGCTTTGTGGTGTGCGCCGAGCTTGTGTGCGCGCGGGCGCGCGATTATAACACAACCCCTCACAACACCAGTGTGACCAAATTCACATTCAACGATTTGACTTGAAATCGATTCACCTCTAGGGTAGAAATCGAGTTGAAATCGATCGGCGGAACTGAATCGAAACCGATCGAAAATGTATTTTCGAGCGAGAGGAGAAATCGAGATGAAACGGACCGCGGTGGCGATTGACGTCGCCGACGAAAAACTGGACGCACAGGCCCTCCGTGTGCGAGCCGTCGAAGAATACGGAGTGAGACTCGTTCTCAACCCGAACTACGCGGATAGGATGGTGCTCGTCTTCTCCGATGCGCCCACACCCCCCCTGTGCGCAGCCCTCAAGTCTTTCGGTGTGACCGCGGCCACACCCGAATCCCTGTGCGATGTACTGTGCGACCCGGACGCGGACCCCGCGGCGTCGGCGAAGAAGCGCTTGAACGCCATGTTCCGCGAGTTCAAATCGAATCCGCTGTACAGCGTGAGCCTGCGCGGAAAGGACCCGGCCGACCCGAGCAAACTCCGACGGAAACTCCGCGCCAAGCGCTTCAAGGAGGACTTCTACGAGAGCTTGGCCGGGTTCATAGCGGAGAACCCGGGTTTGACGTACAGGGACTACTGGGACGCGGACCGCAGGCCCTACGAGAAGCAGTGGCCGGAGTACAGGGCAGCGGTTAGAAGGGTGAAGGAGATGAAGCGATGACGCGAATACGCTATACGATGCCGGCTAGGTCTCAAGGCAAACTGCACATGCGAAGGAGAGTGGCCGAGCTCGTCGAAAAAGACGTTCACAGGTGGGTGTTCGTCTACGGCATGGACTCCGATGTAGAAGCCCTTGTGCGCAAGTGGCTCGTACAACGGCTGGACGATTTCTACTGCGACCTGCAGGTTATGTACATACCCCACTTCACCGGCCCTACGCAAGTCAGAACGCACGTCGTGCTGAACAACGCCCCTCCGCTTCACGCGATAGCCCGCACCGACGAGGCCGTCGAGGTCGACGCCCGCGACTGGGACGCCGTGAAGGCGATAGTCAAAGCGACGGGGCTGAGCCCGCACCTGTCTGTGCGCGGGTGGCCGTTCTGCTTGAACGACGTGGATGACGTAAATGACGCAGAGGGGGTGTAACGTGACGATCGTAGCCTTTTTCGACATCGCTTTTCTGGCGACGCTTCCGGGCCGCACAATAGAACCCGCCGTGATGGACCGTCGTGGGACTGTGCGCTCCGGCCCTCTGACGCTGTACGGCAGTAGCCCCTTTGCGCACTCGATATGCGTGCAGCCGCATGAAGACAAGCGTGCCCCGTTCACGGTGGGCCTTGTGCGTGTGCGCACAAGGCCCATGGAGGCGACGTTGGAGCTGTGCGATAGGCTCTCCAACCCGCTGATAGAGGTGGATGCGGTTGTGCACAAGGACTGCCCCGACGCCGTGTGCGACTTGGGCTACGGGATAGCGCCGGGCACCGTGATCGACGGGGGGGCCTTACCCATACCCGACTACCACGTGCTGTGGCCCGGTAAACCGACGACGAACACGGTGTGGACTGCGGTGGAGGACTACACGTGGTTCGAGGCGTTCTCGGAAGAGGGGTGTGCGACGGGCGTGGCCTGCACGCCAGCGTCGCATATGCAGGATAGACGAAAGGAATGATAGATGGCGACCTACATAGCATTGGAAGGGCCCGACGGGGTGGGGAAGTCAACCGTTGCAGCAGCTCTGAAAGAGCTGCTGCAAAAGCGCACACCGGCCCTTTACCCCCGTGTGCGCATACGGCACTTCCCCACGGACGTGCTGACCGCATGCGCGGACGACGAGGGCTACTGCCTGCGGGCCGAGGACTACGCGATGGACATGGAGAACTGGCTCTCGGCCCGACCCGAGCCCGTGCTGTTCCCCGAAACGCCGACACCCGCCTCGAACACAGCAGAACACGAGACGCTGTACATTCTGGACAGGTGGGCGCTCAGCACTGCGGTGTACGCCTCGCTGCGAAACGAGAGGATCGTGGAGAACGCGGCGCTCACGCTGAACTGGCTTAATCGCGTTCCGCTGACGACGTTCGTGCTGTTGCCCCGCGACCCGGCCCTTCTAACCGACCCGGACTACGGGGCGGACAACGGCACGGAGGACGACTATGACCCGGTGGCCGTGACGGAGGCGTACCGCCGACTTGTGGAGTGTGCGCTCGGAAGCAGGGGGCTTATCCCCATTACCGTGGACAGGGCGAGGGACACGCCCGGGTCTGTGGCTGCAGACATTGTCGAGCGGCTGACCATAATGGGGGCGCTGTGATGTACGCCATAACCCGTCGGCTTGACGTGCTGTCCCTGGTGCTCATAGACTGTGACTACAGCGGCTGCGGAAACCGCCGCGAACGAGAGAAAGGAACGTATTATGGTTATGACCCCTACTGTTGATAACGCCGTCGCCTGGTTTGGTGCGCACACCGTTACCCACCACCTCGACGTCGTCGACCGTGTGACGGCTTCGATCGTCAACACTCTTACTGCCGAGGGCTCGACTGTGCGATTCTACAACGCAAACGGGTACGAGTTCATGACGTTGAAGTCAGGTGACGTGAGCAAGCGGTTCGAACCTCTCTTCGACGAGAGACTGGTCGGTACGCGCCACTCAGAGGACGGCCGGCTCTACGCGATTCTGACAGACGGCGACCGCACACGTGAGGAGCCCGTGGACCTCTTCCCGTTCGCCGACGTGCAGGTGGGTCCGAATTGCGAATTTGGGCGCCGCATCACGGCAGTGGCCGTGGAGTACGGGCCGGCCGATGTGACGGTGAGCTTGGTGGCGCCGTTCGCGGAGCTCGTGACGGCGACTCGGGGTTATTCCGAGAGCGAAGCCGACTGGCTGCTTTAAACACAACACAACAACCCGGAGCCCCGCGCAGAGCGCGGGGCTCCGCAGAGAAAGGAGATAAAGAGCATGATTGGAACGAAGTACACGTCGGAGATGCTGGCGGCTTTCGCTAAATCGCCCCTTCTATGCCGAATGGACGTGAAGGTTGTGCCGGATGGGCGCGAAATCGCTTTCTATTCGCGTCAGTATGTAGATGGCGGTAGCTGTGTGACGACTGTGTTCGACGCCGAGGACAGAGAGCTGGCGACGTATGAGGGGGTCGCCGATCTGGACGACGTGCGGTTCGGTTTCGCGGTGGGTAAGTGCATTGCGAAGGTTGCTGTGCGCAAACACGCAGTCTCCGATGCGCTGCAGGCCGTGTTCAAGGTGCACGGTGTGGACCCCGACGCCGTGAAGGTGGAGTCCGTCGTTCTACCCGCTGATTCAGTGGTCGAGTTGGACGTGGCCGTGTCGGAGTACGGTTTCACATCAGTGGTCGAGTGGCTGCATACGAAGTCGGACGTGTTTATATCATTCTACGAGGACGCGACATCGGACGACCCGTGGCTGCGCATCTGCGAGCCCGCTTGAGAACGACGGGAGGGAGGATAGAATATGCTGTTTTATGACCATGATGGTTTCGTGTGCGCGTATATCCGGAATCGTGGTTTAGTGTGTGTGGACACGTCGAGTTCGCGTTTCGACGAGAAGCTGGAACCCGGCGAGGACTTGACGGTGTGTGACGAGGCGGCGCCGTACACGAACCCTTACGGTGACGTTTTGTTGTCACATCACAGCCTGCCGTACGACATGTGCTACAACACTGTGTTGCAGGAGCTAGTGCCGGAGGACTGGCATAACATGTTCACTATAGAGGACGGCGAGCGGAACCCGTATACGGAGATGATGTTCGGCGAAGTGAATGCGGACCTGGTTCAGCCTGTGCCGGATGAGCCTGGCGTCGGGCGGAGGACGCTCTATCGTAACGTTTGGTTGTCCTATGACTCGAAAGGCAAGAGTGTTCACGTTCACACGGAGAGGGATGGCGACGCGCTTACTTGTCTTTTCGCAATGAAGAAGGACGATTTCATTCGCCTCTATAATGTGAGGTGTATTGACTGGTGACGCACAAGGACGTCGCCAGGGTGATTGCGAACGCCTACAACCCGCCAACTGGGGGCAACCCCAACGCCCCCCTTGTGCGCTATTACAGGTCCGATGGCATAACGGCTGTTAAGGAGGGTGAGGCGCAGTACATGTCCAGCTACAACCCGCTGACGAAGCGGTTGAGGGTGATGCTGTATCCGCATCATGAGACGATCGGTTTGTTCTATTTGGGGTAAAACAAGCTACAATGATTGAAAGGAGACGCCGAACAGCATGGGTTTGAAGTTGATCCCGCCCGGTCAAGGCCGGAGCGAGAAGGAATATTACGTCCGTTTCGAGGGTTCGATGTACGGTGTGTTGCATGTGGACAACACCGCACATACTGTGAGTCTGGTTCCTCTCAAGCGGCTTGATAACATTCCGGTGTTCGTAGAGCCATTGGATCCGTACAAGCTATGTGGTGTGCGGGTGTTCGATTCGTCGAGTTTCCGCATGGTGCTGTGTTTCTTCGACCGTTTCTATGTGACGGTCGGTGACATGCACGTGTTGGAGTTCGACAGCCCCCGGGCATATATGGAGCACATGCGCGTGTCTTTGTACGATGCGGTGTTGTTTCCGTCTGTTGTAGAAGGTCAGGAGACGAACCCGTGGCGGACGCTGTCTCGGTCGGATGACATCGGCGCTGTGTGGCTGTGCGATTTCTCCCCCGTGGACGAGGGCGTCGGCCCCAGTCCGGGCGGCACACTGACCCGGGTTCTCGGCAGGTTGTGGAGGGAAGTAGACGGCTCTTTGACGTTGAAGCCGGCTCGGAGCCACGCGATCTGCGATGCGTGGGAGGAGAACAACTGTTCGACTAGCTCGTGGCGTTTGACGTCTGTTCGTAAACGCACAAAGCTGTAACGGATAGTGACGCATCTCATAGGGTGGGGGCTTGACGGCCCCCACCCTTTCCGTATAGGCTTGACGCACACGGCAAATGAGAGAAAGGAGAATACACCATGGACTTCGAAAAACCGCAGGACTACGTGGACGCACTGAAACGGCTTGAGGGGTTTCCGTTGATGGGTATGGAGATCAAAGACGGCCGGTTGGTCTTCCATAGCCTGTCCAGCCACGTGGCGCTTCCGATGGGCAGACGGAAGGGGTATGGTTATGGCATCGTCGACTACGGCCTGAACAAGCTCGACGTCACGGTAGACAACGTGAACTACCATGACCACTTCAAGCAGGTCATGCTCTTCGACGAGGACAGCAATGTCATCGCACACGTTACCATTAAGAACCTTACGAGGAAGAACTGGCTGCTCGGTGAGCTCTATGGTAAGAACCTGCACAGCTCGATGAACGTCAACCAGTATAAGAAATACGCTCTTCTTTCTAAAGGCGTGGTGTTCACGGCGGAGGCCGACGGCTTGACGGGTGTCTTTGTGAATTGGCTGGCGATGGATTCACCCGTGGACCATATTATCGACCGGGGGGACTCTATCTACATCGCGACGGAAATGGGCAGCGCGGTCGAACTGCTTTTCAAGGACGAAGACGGCGATGACTAAGACTGACATTACGCTAACGAACGATGCATTCGAACTGCTTGACCCGTTTGTGAGGGCCGGGTGGACATTGGACTGCGCTGTCTTTATGTTCGACGGTGTCGGTTTGTTCTTCGACAACGGGGCGGCGGCGTTTAAGAATTCGGAGTACCGCATCTCCGAATATTGCGAGTACAGCGACCCCGCCCCGCTGGGATCTATGAGGCGTGTGCAGCGCCCGGACGGCACCGATGCGTGGCGGCTGTTCGATGTGGAGGGCCGCAAGGTCGTCACGATCGAGCTCGCACAGCCGACCGACCCGCTGCCGGTGTACGTAGCAGCGTTGAAGGAAGCCCTCGTCGGATCTCGTGTGCAGAGCGTGTCGGCGACGGATGGCGGGTTGTGCCTGCATTTGGACGATGACTACGACGCCGTGACGAACGGCGCTTTGCGTGTGCGCATCCACCCCGAACGTGTGCCGTTCACTGTGGGTGACGTGTTCGTCAACCGCGGCGGTGCGGACCTCGTCCTGTGCGTGTGCGCACAAGCGAGCGAAGAAGACAAGAACGCTAACAAGCCGGTCGTGGCGTTCAAGATCGACCGGGACATATTGGACAGGAAGGAGCTGTCGTTCAATGTTATCTGATGGAGACATTCGCGAGTTCGCACTGGAGTATGGAAACGACAGACCGTTGGTGAGTCCATTCGATGAGGACAGCCTGCAGCCGGCGAGCTACGACGTGCACTTGAGCCCATATCTGGTCGATCCTTTCGACTCGCACCGGCGGGGTTTGATCTATCACGACGACGCCGTTCCGTACTTCGTGCTGCCTCCTAACGAGCTGTGGTTGGGGGAAACATCTGAATGGTTCGACCTTCCCTCTGATGTGGCTGCGAAAGTGGAGGGACGGTCCAGTTGGGGACGTCTCGGTTTGATGACGCATATCACAGCTGGGTTCGTCGATCCTGGTTTCAAGGGGACGATTACGTTGGAACTTTACAACATCGGCAAGCACCCGCTGCGGCTGCCTGTGACACATCATAGACGGGACTCTGTGACGATGGGCGTTGAGCCGATCGCCCAAGTGGGGTTCTTCGACCTCGTGACGGCGAGCGAGAAACCCTACGATGTGCGAGGCCACTATGTGAATCAGGAGGGCCCGACGCAGTCTAAGCTGTCGCGGTTCGTGAGGCAGTCTGACGCGCGGTAATGGATCTAGCGGACATCTGGGGGGGTGAAGAATGGGTCAAGCAGGCGCGCTGCAAGAAGAGCGACATCGGCATGCACCTCTTCTTCGCCCCTCGCGAGGGAGGCGAAGAAGAGGACGACCCCTATTATGCGCGGGCCAAGTGGGTGTGTTCGATCTGTCCTGTGCGACTCGAATGCAGAGACTATGCGGACCGCGTTGAGAGAGGACAGAAGAGGCTGTTCGGCGTGATAGGCGGGGAAGACTCGTTCGAGCGCCGGGCCAGGAGAGAACAGGAGGGCAAGCTGTGAGACAGTTACTTTACGGAAAAAAAGGCAAGCTTCAAGGGTGGTTTGCAGTGAATTCAGACGACACGATAGAGTACGTGCCTACATCGCGCGAGGCGATGCACGGTTCGCACAAGGAGATGGTCGAGGAGGCGGTGGACAAGCCATTCCGCGCGATAAGCATCTGCTATGCGTCGGAGCGGAAGGTGTTCTATACGTGCAACGGAATCCGCTTGATCCTCGTCAAGCAGGACGGCCCGCCGATCAACCCCGATGTTGCCCCGTCGGGTTATTACTACGATGCGTCGAGGCATACGGTGGATCGCTTCTACGACCCGCCGTTCCATGTGAAGGGCGAAGACTGTGCGCCTGACTCGGTGACCGGCCTGTTAAAAAGCCAGGGCTACGTGTGGTGTCGCCGGATCTACGACGGCGTCGAGCTCTTTCTGACGAAGGACAAGGACGGCAAGGCGGACGCCGACAAGTATTACATCAAGGCGTTCTCGATCGGATTGAACCTGGACATCCTGGTGCGTTCGATCGATGTGTCGTGTATGAAGTTCGAGGTGGTGCGGGCGTGAACCAGCCGTTGGAGCTCACCTCGGCGCAGTTGGAGAAGGTGGGGGCCGTCGTCGCACAGCGGGACGGCCACCGCGCCGCGTTGGACGTGTCGGATACGGGTACGGGCAAGACACTGTGCGCAGTGGAGGTGATGAAGCGGCTCGACCCGGCGACGACGTTGATCGTAGGCCCGGCTAAGCCGCAGATAGTAGCTGCGTGGAAGGCGACGTTCACCCGGCAGGGCGTGACACTGCCGTTCAAGCGGATAGACTCCAAGCATCTCGACTATTTCGATGATCTTCGAACAAGCGTCCCCGGCGTCTACTATGTGGGCCGGGAATACCTCGGCCTGTCGGACTACAACGCGAAGAACGTCAAGAAGGGTAAAGAGAACCTTCTACCGTGGTCAAGGGCCAAGCCAGACTTCGTGGTGTACGACGAAGTGCAGTCGGCGTCGAATCGAAACTCCGGCAGAGCTAAGGCGATGTGGAGCCTCAGGAATGCGGGCTTCAAACTGGCGATGTCGGCCACGCCTCAAGGCAACCGCTTCGAGGGACTGTGGTCTATCTGTCGCTGGCTGTGGTGGAACGTCGAGGACCCGTCCCGAGTGCCATTGTCCCATGATAAACGAGATTGGCTGTACGTGGAGGGGTCATTCCATCGCTGGAAGGCGCGGTGGTGTATCGTCCAGAGTAGCTGGATTCACGACAGATATGGCAGGCTTCAGGAGATCGAGACGATCGTAGCCGAGAAGGAGCCGGGGGCTTTCCTTCGGTCCCTTCCCTGCGTGGTGGGGTTGCCGGCCGAAAGGAAGCCCGTGGACACGCGTATCGTCGAGTGCGAGTTGACGCACAAACAGCGTGAGATATACGACAAGCTGCAGTACGAGTTGATCTCCGAGGTGGAGGGCGGCTTGCTCGTGGCATCGATCCCACTGGTGAAGCTGCTACGTCTACGCCAGGTGACGTTGGGCGAGCCGTGTATGGTGTACGACCCTGAAACCGATATGGATTCGGTCACGTTCGACCCGAATTGTCCATCTAGAAAGCTGGATATGCTGAACGCGCTGATCGAGAAGCACCACGCACACGACAAGGTGCTGGTGTTCACGTCGAGCCAGAGGTTCGCCAACGCTGTTGCGCACAGGGTGTGTGCGAAGACTGCTCTGTATACGGGTGCGCAGACGGCGAAAGCGCGCAGTGAGGCGTTTGCAGGCTTCACAGAGGGTGATGTGCAGGTTTTGCTATGTACGATCGGCGCCGCAGCCGAGGGACTGGACGGCCTGCAGCGCGTGTGCCACGTCGAGGTGTGGCTGGACGAAGACCTGAACGGCATGCTGTGCGAACAGGCTAAGGGACGCCTGAACCGCATGGGACAGCCAGCCGAGCGGATCATCCGCTACTATTTCCAGGCGCGGGACACGATGGACGACGGCACGTTCCAGCGGTTGGCCGGCCAGGCACAGGCCAACCGGGCCGCCCTGAACAAGTGATGCAACTCACACAGCCCCGGCTTGCAATGGCTGGAGCTGTGCGCGTACCGTAGAGGTACAAGCCGACTGAGAGAAAGGATAACACCATGACGATTTCGGAGTTCATCGACGACCTTGAGAAGGCCCGCGCCAAGTACGGCGACCTGAAGCTGTTCGTGGCCAGGGGCTACCAGCTGTACCCCGTGGAGTCGCTCGACCTATTCGACTGCCGAGTGGGGTACAACGAGCATTACGACGAGTTCTTCGAATCGAACAATGCCGGGTTCGGCGCCGAAGAGGCTGTCGTTCTCGGTTAAACGAGAAAGGAGGAACGAAATGGACGACTACATCGATGAGCAGTTGAAGGATGCGCCTGCGTTGTTCGATAACCTGGACGGGCAGTACGCCTTCGTCCCGGCTCTTAATAAATGGTTGAATGTCAACGGTGCAGAATATTGCCTTGGGTTGGAGGACATTCGCAACTTTATGGAAATCGGGATGCTCTACTTCGCGCCCGCGCCGTTCATTCAACACGTGTGGGGGCAGCGCGACACACAACGCGCTGCGCTGGAACCGCACACCACGCTGAAATACAAGGACGGGCCGGTCATCCTGCACAACACCGGCGACATGCCGGCCGTTATCGAATGCAAGCACATCGTCAACTCCGCAATCAACAAAGGGTGGGAGCTTCAACTGGTATGAGGAACGACGAACTACTGTCACTGTTCACGCCCCAGACCCGGCGCGACAAGCAGATCCGGGTGGGCGCTTCGAACCTCTCCAACCCGTGTGCGCTGTGCCTGGCCGAAGACATCCTGCCTGGCATCAAAGACAAGAGCGGCGTAGAGCTCGTGCCCCGCGAGATGCGGGAATCCAACTTCGTCATGGGGGCGAGGATCGGAACCGACATCCACCGCGGTCTGGAGTACTGGGCGAAGCGGCTCTTCCCAAAGTGGGAGCTGGAGCAGCGCTTCGAACTCGGGCTCTACGAGAACTACGGACTGATCCGGTCCACGGCTGACGCCTACGACCCCGAGGACGGGACGATCGTCGACTACAAGACGACCACCCGCTCCAAATTGAAGGCGCTCAGCGCTGTGTTCTCGATGCACGGCGACGTTCCGGACGTGAGCGGCGACAGCGCCAAAGCCAAGTACATCGCCTACGTCGCACAGACCCACCTATATGCGCTCGGGAAGGAGCGCAGAGACGGCGAGGGGACTGTGCGCAAGATCAAGGTGGTGTTCATCCCGCGGGACGCCTCGCAGGTGTCGGACGTGGAGATCTTCACCCTCGACTACGACCACGAGAAGGCCGAGCAGGTGTGGCAGCGCGGACAGCACATCATCGATGCACTGTGCGACGGCTTCACGGACTTCCCGTCATACCCCGGTTGTTACCGATGCAACGTGCTGGCCGTTAAGAAGGACAAATAACCGGAGGTATGCGACGTGAAAGAACAAGATGACATTCTGGAGTACGGTTATATCTCGGGACTCATAGACAGCCTTGAAGAGAGGAGGAAGGAACTCGCCGCAGCAATCAAGCAGCGGCTTCAGGTCGGTGAGTCCGGTGTAGCCGGACCGTATATAGTGACGCGGAGGGAGGTTCACCGTTTCGATATATCGAAGGCTGAAAAGGCCCTACCTGGAGATACGCTTCGACGTTGCTATGTTCAAAAGCTGGATCCGAAGAGAGTGAAAGCGTTGGCATCGGCAGAGGAATATCTTCAGTGCCTTAAGAGCACAGAACAGCTTTACATTCGCCAAGAGAAAGGAGAAGACGAATGACAGATTTCGACATCGAATCATTCATCATCAAACCCGACGAACTCAGCAAACCCGAGCAGATTCTCGTCTACTCCGACTATGGTCAAGGGAAAACGACGTTCGCAGCCTCAGCGGCTAAGTTCGCACCCACCTCGCCTGTGCTGTACCTCGACCTCGAAGGCAGCACTACAGGCGTCACCCGCGACGTTCCGCCCGAGAACATCGATATCGTTCGCCCTAAGAACATGCCGATACCGGAGGGCATGACTAAGGAAGAAGGCTGGATACACAATACGGACCGCATCCTCGTGGCGTTCCTCACAGGCGAGATGCCCCGTGAGTACAAGACGATCGTCATCGACCCGCTCAACGTCTACAACGACTGGTGTGCGGATCACTTCGAAGCCGTCGAGATGGCCAAGCAAAACCCCAACAAGTTCGCCATCTGGACTGAGGCCGCGAAGAAGACGACCGGTTCGAACGGGATCTTCCCGCTTCTGAAGGACGCCGGGGTGCTGTCCATCCTCGTCGTTCACCAGAAGACCGACGACAACGGGGTGGCCGACTTCGCCTGGCGCGGATCCGGCTCGCGGTCCAAGGTTGGACAGACGCCCGATGTGGTGGTACATTTGTCACTGGACACCGACCGGAAGACCGGCGAGTCGCACACGGAAGCGCAGATGTTCGCATCTCGGACGATCGGGGCGAAGAATCGCTTCAACCTTCCTCCGTTCGTGGAGGACCTGACCATCGAAAAGCTCTGGAAGCTTTGCGACAACCACTGAGAGAGGAGAACACTATGGTACGCAAACCCGCTTATAAGGCATTCAAACTCAACGACAAGGAACTCAAGTCCGCTCTCGGAGCCGACGGCCACTTCGGAGGCCGCGGTGGAGCCGTCAAGGTTCCGGCGCCCGGCGTCTACCGGGCGATCATCTGCGACGTGGAGAAAGGCGAATACAAGTCCGCGGCCAACGCAGGGCTGCCGCGCCTCGTCGTCGACCTGAAGATCATCGAGGGCCCGACCGACGACTATGACGGCGCTATCGTCAAGGACTTCAACGTCCCGCTCCAGCCGCACTGGAAGAACGGCAAGCTCAACTACAGCTTCCCGAACTTCTGGGAGGCCGTCGGAGCCTACGACCCCGACGAGGGGTTCCTGATCCCCGAGGATGAAACCGAATTGGTTGACCCTGACCAGATGGTTCTCGTCAAAATCGGGAACCGACATAACGACAGGGGCTACGTCAATGCCACGGTGGAGTCCTACTATGTGGACGACGGCAAACGCGAGCTGGAGCAGCTCGGTGAGCCTCTTAAGCCCAAGGTGATTCAGGACGCACCCGCGGCTAGGGTCCAGCCTGCCAGGGATACGACGATGAAGTTCAGCATCGGATAGAGGAGAGGAGAGGAGAGGAGAGGAGTAAGGGAAGGCCCCGATGGGGCCTTCCCTGCTCTATAAGACGTGACACAGGCTTGAGCGAAAGGAGATTAGAATGGAAGCAATAGAGTTCCTTGATTTGATCTACAAGGACATCGAGGGCTATGTCAACATCGTAACAATGGATCCCCTCGACGAGGAAGAGACTGTCAAAAGCAAGTTCATCGCATGGCCGGCTAAGCGCGACCTCGCGCAGCGCTACCTGTCCATTCGCGAAGATGAGAACACATACTGTTCGGTCGGCGTGTTCACAGGCAAGAGCCGCTCGGGCGACGACGAAGGCGCACTTTGCGGGGTCGTGTGGGCCGAGGCCGACACCTGCCCTCCGAGTGAGTTCGATGTCGAACCGACGTTGGTTGTGCGCACATCGAGGAACCGCACGCACTGCTGGTGGGTCCTCGACGAGCCTCATCCGCTAGCCGAGTGCTCCGAGGTGGCGCGGTCTGTTTATCAGAAGCACCGCGACAAGGGTTGCGACAGCGGCTGGCAGGCGTCAAAGCTGCTCCGCGTGCCGGGCTCCGTCAACACGAAGTACGGAGCCGACTACCCTGTGCGCGTGGTGGAGAACACAGGAGCCGTCTACACGCTAGACGAAATCAAGGCAGCCTACCCTGTTGTGCGCCTCAAAGAGGCGAAGAAGGTCGGAGAAGCGCCTCCGATGTGCGATGACGAACAGCTTCGCGTCATCGAAGACAAACTCAAAACGCAGTCGCTTCGCTCTATGTACCTCGACGAGATAGAGGATGGGCGCCAGAGCTGGTCCCAGACGGCCAAGAAATTCCAGATGGAGCTATTCCGGTCCACGTTCACCGACAATGAGGTGTACCAGCTGATGCTTCGCGCACACTGCAACAAGTACAACCCCGTCTACGCCGGCCGGAAAACCAAGGAAGGCCACGCTATTCCGAAGCGCGACAACTGGGAGTTGTGCACCTGGAAGGAGGTCGAGAAATTCAGTAAGGAGTACAAGGACAGCTTCACGCACCTCGACGAGAACGGCATCGCCCTCGGTGACGAGAGCTTCGCCAACGCTATTCGCGAATACCAAACAGGCGAAATACAACTTCTCACAGACGACGAAGTGGCATTCGTCGAAAGCGACGACAACCCCACGTTCGTCAAAGATTACATAGACTACGGTCGTACGGTGACGGACACCGCGGACGCATATCACGCTGCACTGGGTATTGTGACGATGGCGACGACGATTGGGGCCTTCGGGTCGATCAACACGACGGGGGACGACGAGCAGGGGCTTCGCTTCTGGCCGCTCATCCTCGGCCCCTCCGGTACTGCGCACAAGACCACGGCCGTCAACGGCGCTCAGACGGTCATCGACATGTGCGGCACTCTGATAGGGCGTGCCAACAGCATCAAAGTGGCGAGTGATTCCACTATCCAAGCTATGAAGCGTGACATCGCACCGTTCCACAACACACCCACCTACATGGCGCTAGATGAGATTCAGGATAAGTTTCGGGACATCATGGATAACCGAGGTTCGTGGAATGGCTTCGACGCCGGCTTGTGCAAGCTGTTCAGCGGGGAAGTCGAGATGACCCGTCGTATCACGACTGAAGGTGTAGATCGTGCCAGCGCACACCTCAACGTCATTCTTACAGGTATATACGATGAGTCGATCGACATTCTTGAGATGCGCAACTTCAAGAACGGGTTCCTTACACGTTTCACATGGGTGACGTACCTCGATGACGATAAGAAGGACAAGAGCGATGACAAGCCGAAGATCGCCGCCATGTTCAACAGTCGCCGGAAGTTCGGCAACAGCAAAGACCGCGACAGGAAAGCTCAGAAGCTCGCACACACCTTGGCTAGCCGGGTTAACCAGCTGTGTCGTGTGTGCTACAAGACCGACGACGTGCCCGACGTAGAGCAGAGGCTGCAGAGTCGGGACATCGATGTGAACCGCATCCTCCTCGATGTGGACGACGAGGCGCTCTACCGCTATGAGACGTGGTGTCTCAATGTTCAGCGCTTCGACATCGTCGAAGACAAGTCGTCGATCTTCGAGTCAGCTTTCCGCAGGTTGTGCATCACCGTTCCTCAGGTCGCCGGGCTGTTCAGCCTCATGGACAGAGAGGACGGCGTCATCACCAAGACGCACATGCTGAATGCTATCTACTACGCCAATCACTGGGTGCGGTGCCTGCTTAAGGCGCTCAACGACGTGACGGCGAGCCACTACGTCAAGCAACAGGAGTCGGTCATGACGTTCATTCGCACGCACTGCGATAAAGCGAACCACGCCATCCTGTGCACGAAAGTCCGGGACAAATTCCCCGAGTTGGACGAGTGGACGTACAAGAACATCATCTCTTCGCTGCGAGGAAGAGGTCTCATCTCCGGCCCGGTCGAGCTCGAATACATTCGAGGCAAGGGTAAGAACAAGAAGTCTAAGGGTTGGTTCTACACGATGGTGGTGGACGAATGAGAACTGTGCGATTCTATCTGGCATCCGGCGACATCGGTATGTTCCAGGAGGTGGCAGTCGCTGCCAGTCCAGAGCTCGGACCCCTCGACTACGAGTGGTCAGACACCGAGGAAGGCGCCGCTGTCTTCGACCTCGAACCGTGGGACGACTGCGGTATCGACATGGCAGCTCAGTGGTTCTCTGGTGTTGTGCGACGCTATCTGCTAGACAACGGCGCGTGGTCGTCGCCGTTCGGCGGAGAATGGTCGGAGGTTCTCTTCCTCGACATCGAATCCCACGGCGTCGAGAAGCGCTGGTCCATGTCTCCTCGCGAGTTCTTCCGTCTCGGTCAGTACGCGTGGGGCGAAGGTCCCGTCGTCTTGACGGAGGACTACGACGAGGTCATGGACGCTATTCGAACAGCCGATGGCGTGGTGATCCACAACGGCCACAACTTCGATCTGTCCGTGCTGTTTGGCAAAGACAGCGACGAGCCGCTACGGATGACGATGGATCGTCGTGTCATCGACACTATGGTGCTGGCGAACATCGCCTACCCCGCCCCGTCCGTCTACCTGGATAGAACGGGGCGCCGCGTCGTCACCGACCTCAGCCCTTCGAATGTGCGCAGATGGCTATCCCTCGACAACCTCGCATACCATCTGGGGCTGGAAGGCAAGGTCATGGATTTGAAGGACCTAGCCAAGCAGTTTAATCCCCCGGGGACGAAGGTCGCCGACCTCGACTTCGGCCTGATCCCGCTCGACGACCCGACATTCCGCAATTACTCCGAGCAGGACGTGGTGGTTCTCCGGGGCATCTTCAAGGAGCTCCTGCTTCGTCACGAGGTCAACGAATACGACTGGCGTGAACAGTTAAAGGCTGCTATTAACGCGCAGATGTCGAGGAACGGGTTCCTCATCGACGCCGACAAAGCGTACGACAGACTCTACGATCTGGCGGACAGGAAGGAGAAGCTGCTCGATTATCTGCACAGGTCGGTGGGCATGCCGCTCGATTCGAAGCAGCCGTGGCGGACGAACGTCGGCAAGCAGTGCGTTCTCGACGCGCTCGCCGCGTTCGGCGTGGACGAGCTAACGCACCCCGAGTGGCCCCGCACACCGACGGGCGCTCTGCAGCTGTCTGGCAGCGTCGTACAGGATCTCCTCAGAGGCCACGGAAGCCACGCTGAGGCCTTCGGAAAGGTGCTGGGCGAACTACTGGGCCAGCGCTCACTTGCGCAGCTAACAGTCGATTGTCTGCAGCCTGACGGCCGTGTGCACCCCGAGGTCGACGATCTTCAGCGGTCCGGACGCTCGTCGACGACGAAGCCCGGTCTGACCGTGTGGACGGCTCGCGGCGACAACGCTGTGGAGAAGTCCTATTTCATCCCGGACCCCGGCTGCAAGCTGGTGTCGTTCGACTACTCGAACGCGGATGCGAGGATCGTCGCCGGTTACGCACAGGACCCTGCGTACATGAAGAACTTCCTGCCCGGCGCCGACCCGCACGAGATTACGGGCCGTGCCGTCTGGGGTGACGACGAGTACGAGGCGCACATGCCTGACGGCTGGGAGACGGACGGAGAGGCGCGCAAGCGCAACCCTTACCGGCAGAAGGCCAAGGCGCTCTCTCACGCTTGGAACTACGGAGGAGGAGCGAAGACGATCTCCAAGGCGTCGGGTCAGCCTCTCGACGTGGCGGAGCACTTCGTCGAGAAGATGGCGGAGGCCTACCCTTTGGTTGTGCGATGGCGTCAGGATTGTGCGAATCAGGGTGAGAGCGGCTATATCTACAACGCGTGGGGACGGCGCATGAGTGTCAACATTGAGCGGTCGTACACCCAGTCGTCGGCTCTCATGGGTCAGTCGGGGACAAGGGAGATCATGACCGACGCCCTCATCCGCATGCTGAAATGTGATATCCGTCTCATTCACTGGCTTCGCGCGCAAATCCACGACGAGCTGATTTTCTCCATTCCCGAATCGGAGCTAGACTGGGCGGTGCCGAAAATCGCCGAGCTGATGTCCACGATGTGGAACGGAGTGGAGTTTACAGCCGCACACGGACAGCCGGCGGATGACTGGGAGCACGCCTCCCACTGATGAAAGGAGAATGTATGACGAAAGCGACGCTGTACACAAAGCCTGGCTGTGTCCAGTGCAAGATGACGAAGAAGGACCTGACGAAGAAAGGGATTCCTTTCGAGGAGATCGATATCACAGAGGACCACGACGCTCTGTCATTCGTGTTGGGTCTCGGTTATAAGCAAGCGCCAGTTGTGGTGATAGGTCAGACGCATTGGAGCGGGTTCCGTCCGGACATGGTCAGGAAGTTCGTTTGATGAACACGATTGACAGACAGTATGAGGTTCTTCTCGCAGACGTTCTGAAGCACGGAGTGGAGAAGAAGGATCGCACAGGTGTGGGTACGCTGTCCGTCTTCGGACGGCAGCTTCGCTACTACCTGAACAACGGTTTTCCGCGTATCACGACGAAGTTCGTTCCCATGAAGGCTGTTAAGGGAGAGTTGCTGTGGTTCCTATCCGGCGACACGAATATCAAGTGGTTGAAGGACCACGGTATCTCTATCTGGGATGAGTGGGCCGATGCGGACGGCAACCTCGGGCCCGTGTACGGACACCAGTGGCGCTCTTGGCCTGCACCGGATGGAAAGGGTATCGACCAAATCTACGAGGTGGTTGAGAGCCTGAAGGCCGATCCGGATTCTCGCCGACACATCGTGTCGACGTGGAACGTAGGTGACTTGGATGCCATGGCTCTTGCACCGTGTCATGTTCTGTTCCAGTTCTACGTAGCGAACGGTAGGCTTTCGTGTCAACTGTATCAGCGCAGTGCGGACTTGTTCTTGGGCGTGCCTTTCAATATCGCATCGTACTCCTTGTTAACGCACATGGTCGCACAGCAGACGGGTTATGACGTAGGAGAATTCATCTGGACGGGTGGCGATTGTCACATCTACAAGAACCACGTGGTGGCTGTGCGAGAACAGCTCGGGCGAAAGCCCTGCCCGTTCCCCGAACTCAGCCTCAAGAAGGCGCCATCCATATTCGAGTACCAGATGAGCGACATTTACGCATCAGCCGGGTACAAACACCACCCTGCCATCAAGGCGCCGGTGGCTGTATAATCGAAGACCCCTCATAGAAAGGACGAGATTTTGACGGTTAACATTGACCCGATCTCCACTGTGGAAGAGTACGTGGAGCAGGCGGATTGGCGCGTCAACGCGAACGCGAACCAGGGCTACTCCGTCGGCGGCCTCATTCTCAACGCCGCCGGCAAGACGATCGCGAACTATTGGCTGTCGAAGGTGTACAGCGAAGAAGAAGGAGCCGCACACAGAAACGGCGACTACCATATCCACGACCTCGACATGCTCGCGGGCTATTGTGCGGGCTGGTCGCTGCGCCGCCTGCTCGAAGAGGGATTCAACGGCATTGCAGGCGCCATCGCTTCCGATCCGCCGCGCCACTTCAGGTCGGCCTGCGGCCAGATCGTCAACTTCCTCGGCACGCTGCAGAACGAGTGGGCGGGGGCCCAGGCCTTCTCGTCCTTCGACACGTACATGGCGCCGTTCATCCGGCTCGACAAGCTGGATTATGCGGAGGTCAAGCAGTCGATGCAGGAGCTCATCTTCAATCTCAACGTCCCAAGCCGTTGGGGCAGCCAATGCCCCTTCACTAACCTGACGTTCGACTGGACGTGCCCTGAGGATATCAAAGACAACCATCCGCTTATAGGCGGTGAACTGTGCGACTTCACGTACGGGGACCTCCAGGCCGAGATGGACACGATCAACCGCGCCTACATCGAGGTCATGATGGAAGGCGACGCCGACGGCCGCGTCTTCACCTTCCCTATCCCGACCTACAACATGACGAAGGACTTCGACTGGGAGTCGGACAACGCCCGCGCCCTGTTCGATATGACCGCGAAGTACGGCCTGCCCTACTTCCAGAACTTCATCAACTCCGAGCTCGACCCGGGCATGATCCGCTCGATGTGCTGCCGCCTCCAGCTCGACCTGCGCGAGCTCCTGAAGCGGGGCAACGGTTTGTTCGGCTCGGCCGAGCTCACGGGCTCCATAGGCGTCGTCACGATCAACATGGCCCGCCTGGGCTACCTGTACGCGGGCGACGAGACCGCCCTGTTCGAGCGCCTCGACCACCTCATGGACCTGGCTTCCTCGACCCTGGAGAAGAAGCGCGCCACCGTCGCCGAACTCATGGACGGCGGGCTCTTCCCCTACAGCCACCGGTATCTCGGCGGCCTGGGGAATCACTTCTCCACCATCGGGCTCAACGGGATGAACGAGGCGGTTCGGAACTTCACGCACGACGCCGAGGACATCACCGGCGAATGGGGCCACGGTTTCGCCGTCCGCGTCCTCGACCACATGCGCGCCCGTCTCATCGAGTACCAGGAGGCGACCGGCAACCTCTACAACCTCGAGGCCACGCCCGCCGAAGGGACCACCTACCGTTTCGCGAAGGAAGACCGCAAGCGCTTCCCCGGAATCCTCCAGGCCGGGACCGACAAGAATCCCTACTACACGAACTCTTCGCAGCTTCCTGTGTCGCACACGCAGGACGCCTTCCAAGCCTTGGAGGAGCAGGCCGATCTGCAGTCCATGTACACCGGAGGCACTGTACTCCACCTGTACATGAACGAGAAGATCTCGTCCGGTGCGGTGTGCGCCAAACTGGTTAAGAGAGCGCTCACAAACTTCCACCTTCCCTACATCACCATCACCCCCACGTTCTCGATTTGCCCCAATCACGGCTATCTTGCTGGTGAGCATTTCGTGTGCGAAAAGTGCGGCGAGGCATGCGAGGTGTGGACGAGGGTCATGGGGTACTTCCGCCCGGTCGCGTCCTTCAACATCGGCAAGAAAGGCGAGTACGCCGAGCGCACCCCCTTCACCGAGAAGGAGAGCGTGAAGGCGTGAGCGATAGCCGCGACCTTCAAGTGGCCGGGCTGGTCCCCCTTTCGTCGGTGGACTGGCCCGGCCGGCTCGTAGCCACCGTATTCTGTCAGGGCTGTCCTCTTCGGTGCCCCTATTGTCAGAACTCCGCTATCCTCGACAATCGCACACCAGGCGTCATTCCGTGGTCGGAAGTCGAGGACTTCCTCAAGAGAAGGAGGGGGCTGCTCGACGGCGTCGTCTTCACAGGTGGAGAGGCACTGCGCCAGGAGGCGGTCATCCCGGCCGCCGAATCCGCTGCAGATCTCGGTTTCGGGATCGGCGTCCACACGTCCGGGATGTTCCCTGATCGGCTGGAGCGTATGATGCATGTCGTCGACTGGGTCGGGCTCGACGTGAAAGCCAGGCCCGAGGACTACAAGAAAGCCGTCGGTGTTCGAGGGGGTAAAGTCTGGAAGACCATCGACCTCGTTCTGGAGTCAGGCGTCGACTACGAGGTGCGCACAACCGTCTACCCAGAGTCGCTCATCGACTATCACTTCGAGGACCTCGTCTCACAGTTGAAGCTTGCCGGTGTGCGCACCTTCGCCCTGCAGGAGGCCCGCACAGAAGGAACACCCGTTGCCTTTCAGTTGATGGCCGCTTCGTGGGACAGGAAGCGCTGGGAGAAGCGCCGGCGCGAGCTCGTCGAATGCGTACAGGCCGCCGGCTTCGACCGCTACATTCTCAGGCTCGCATAAGTGACAGACGACACAGTTGATGGCCTTGACGGGGTCGGCCCCTCTCGATATCATGGAGACATGAAAGAAGAAAGGAGCCGACCCAATGTCGAACACAACAACGAACCTCAACGAGACACAACTCATATTATGCGTCCTCTTCATCGGCGCCATTGCACACCTCGTCGCCTACCAGGTGTGGGCCACGAGAGGCGACCGAGGGATTGAGAACTACGACACGCGCATCCGCCCCTTCATGTGGACCGTCTGGGCATGGCCGTTCCATTACGGGGTGTTCGCCTGCCTGCTGATCGACTACCTGTGGGGCAACAAAGCGAAGGAAAGGAGATACTATGAATATCTGGGTCGTTATTATGCTTCTGGCATGGGCGGTGGCTATAGCGCTACTGGACTGGCAGCTCCGCAAATCGGCGAAGAAGTTGAACGAGGCGATACAGGAAGCGAGGAGCATTGCTATTACCACCCGGCCTCCCGGTCATTCGTCGACGGCGGGTACTGGGGCTACGCACAGCAGTACCACGGACTCTGAGAGCAGGGGCAGGAAATGACGACGCTGTTGGCTATCGACCCCTGCGGGGTCGGGGGGACGACCGGCATCGTCCTCCTCGGCTATAGCGAGGACGAGCCGGCTCGGCTCCTCAACTCGTGGAATCCCGGGACGGAGGAGACGTACGATTGGTTTTATAAGCGGATGTTCGACCGCATGGTGCAGCCTGACGTTGTGGTGTGCGAGAAGTATGTGAATCGCAATATCCCCGGAGCCGACATCAACCCGGTCCGCGTCGAAGGCGCCGTCCACGTCTTCGGCCGGTTCCTTGGAAAAGAGATTGTGTGGCGAACACCGCAACAGCGGCTGTTCGTCCGCGATGAGAACCTCCGGCGCCTCGGGCTCCTGTTCGAAAAGGTCGAGGACCACCACCACGACCGAAGAGAGGCAGCGAGACACGGTGTCTCATATCTGGTCGAGCGCGCACACCACAAACCCACGTACGAGAAAGGGTGGAAATGAAGATAGGGTCGCTTTTCACAGGTATAGGCGGATTGGAGCTCGGGGTGTGCGACACAGTGACATCCATTGTCCCGTACGGAAACGATATCGAGTGGATAGCAGAGACCGACGGGAATGCGCTGAAGATACTTGAGCATTCAACCATGTTCCACGGGGTGCCGAATCTCGGCGATGTAACGAAAATCGACTGGACTACGGTCCCCGACGTAGACTGCATTACCGGAGGGACACCCTGTCAGGACTTCTCTCACCTCGGGACTCGTAAGGGACTGGAAGGCGAGAAGAGTTCTCTGCTCTTCACATTCATCGAAGCCGTGAAGGCGAAGAAGCCGGATTACGTCCTGTGGGAAAACGTCACAGGGGCTCTCACGAAGGGCACATATGATGTGCTCTTGGACGCGTTGAACGAAGCTGACTACTCGACAAGCTCTGTGGTCCTCCCTGCGAGCAGTCTCGGCATGCCGCACAAGAGAGCCCGTATCTTCGTCTTCGCCGAACGGACGGAGAGGTGGGTAACCCCCTTCAACGACCAGCTAGTCAAAGTGAGGCCTGACACACGACTACGCTGTCTGCCGACACCTAACCGCTCCCGCATGAACGGCCGGAAGAGCCCCGGATACTCTAAACGCCCGTCGTTCTACGACCTCAAGCAGTGGAGCGAAGACGAGGTGAGGGCTTCCTACGGGGCGGCCATCGAGCGTTGGGAGAGAACACTCGGTCGCGGGGCCCCTCCGTTGGCGAAACCCAAAGGAACGATCAACGTCGAGTTCGTCGAATGGATGATGGGCTTCCCGAAGGGGTGGGTGACTGACGCGGGTGACGTGTCGCGCACAGCCAAACTCGCCGCCCTCGGGAACGCTTGCACACCCCAACAGGCATCCGAAGCCTTTTACTACGGGCTCCTGCAACTAACAAGAGAAAGGACCAACTGATGATCAAGAAATGGAACACCGCACGGTGGATAAGGAAATACTGCTACGACAACGAGGCGCTGCACGTCGAAGACTGCTTCGAGTTAGCTGTGCGCCTCGGGAAGGCGGGCATCGGCCCCGTTTTCGAATGGGATGCAGACGACCCGTTCTCGTCCCACCCCTGGAACGGCCAAGGCAACGGATCGCACAGGTTCGTCGACGTGCTGTTCAATATCATAGGCCCGAGCTGGCTGTACACGCCGAACACAGACATCCACCGGTGGTGGAGACGCTATAAGGCAGGTGAGTAGGAAGAAGCCCCCGCACGATGCGGGGGCTTCTTCTATGCGCTTATGCCGTTGTCAGCCGAGCGCCACCCAGCTGACGTGGACGTTCGAGTCAACGGCCCATTTCCAGTTACAGGCGGTGGCAACACCGAACTGCTTCTTGTCCACTGGGAACCCGATGATACTGTGTGTGATGGCGTCCGTGACCTGGCACAGTAGTGAACGAGGTATACGGTCGAGCTCTTCAGGGAAGGGCACAGTGAACGACTTTATATTGTATAGCTCCCACCGTTGATACCCGGTCTCGAACACCCCGGCTGCTAGAACCGCCATCTGCGCGCTGAAGTAGGTGAACCCCGAACCGTCATGTTGAAGCTGGATACGGTCGTTCAGAATGTTGAAGACGATCGGCTCATCGGCCGTCCCCTCCACGCCTTGTCGCTTCAGCTCGTCCACTTTGTTCTGTGCGTCCCACCGCGTCTTCACAGGGTAGATGACCTGCTTGCGCAGCTTGCCGACGACATTGGATACAGAGGATGAAATCGTGTTGAATAGACCCTGCAAGGGTTTGACGGGGTCCGTGCCCTCGATGTGCGCGATCCCGTTGCTGTCCGTTGTAGCCATGTTTCCTCTCCTTACGTGTTAGGCTGATTGGACTCCATCACCAGTATAGTGCCGTTGAAATAGTTGTACTCGTCTTTTTCCGGGTTGTGAGTCAACCTGTTCTGTCCGATAAGTCGGAAAACCACCTGGGTGACACGTGGCACTGTCAAGTTATAGAACGCATACAGGTCGTAGTACCCCGGATTTATCTCGCCGTTGAACATCCCTGGCATCTGAGAGATGTAGTAATCTTCGTACTTCGTCTGCTTTCCGCTAGGGGGTGTCCAAGCGGTTTGGAGCACCAGCTGCATCTTCGACCGGAATGCATCCGATGCACCCTTATTCACATAACGACCACTGCCGAAAAAGAGGAAATTCAAATAACCCCTCCCGTTCTCGGGGTAGTTCATTACACTCTCGGCCATCATTACATTATCGGAATTGGGGCCAAGCATGTGCAAGTCGCCCGTAAGGGATCGGAACGACAGCTTGTTGTTAGTGTTGTCCAGGTTCGACATCAGTCCGTTCAGGGAGTTGCGCACACCCCCAATCCCCAAGTTGTTGAGGCCCGAGTTGATGGATGCTATCTCATCCTGCACCCATGCACCCCACGTGTCACCGGCGCCTAGGTTCTTGTTAGGTATCATTCCGGCTTGTACTCCTTGTGCGGTTGATTGAACTGGAACACGTTGTAGATCGTCTTCGAGATCTTTGCCTCGTAGTCGGCCAACGAAACACCCGTATCGATCGTGTTGGAGAACTCGTCGCAGGTTATACGGGACGTGGCTGTCACTGTGATCTCCTGGTTGTTCATATCCACGTGCGTTGTCATGAAGCGGTCCCCACCGTAATCGAAGGCAGACCCCGACGTAAGGAAAAGGTCGTTACCTGTCATCGAGGGCGTACGGCTCTCCAGGTTGGGGGAAGTGAGCGTGATCGTCGGGATCGATCCCGACTTCTCCCACACAGCCCTGAGGCTGTTGTCTATCGCCAGAGACGGAGTGTTGATCAGTGGGTTGTTGATCTGCTCCTCGTCGCTGCCTAGTGTTGACGACCCCGTGTGCGTCACGTACGTGTCCTCCGGACCCATCACCAGTCCGGTGCCGCGGAAACGCAGCGAGTTGTAGTAGTTGGACGGACCCGAGGATGCGGCGATGCGGAACGGCGAATAGTCGGACGTTACCATTCCGCGCACCGTAACGATGATCTGGTTGTGGTTCTTCGGATCGAGACGCACAGACAGACTGCCGCCCTGCCCGAGCCACTGGGAGGCTGTGATAGGCAGTCCGTCGTTGCCGGCTACGCAGTACGCCGTGTACTCCAACCCGGACGTGTCCTTCGCGGGAATGTAGTCTTTGCACTGGGTCACCCAGGGGGTCATGGCCTCGATAACGTAGGCGTCGAGCGTGATAGTCTGCTCCACGGTCTTCCGGGCGTCTACTTGGATGATCGTGTCTTTCGATTCCTTGCTCAACGGCAGGTATTCGTTGTAGGCGTAACGCATGGGCCTGTACGTGGTCTTCACCGTCTTAGTGGACTGTGCGAGGTCCACGCTGTAGCTCATACCCGTCACATTGTTCATGTGCTCCTTCAGGAAGTTGTTGTCACGAAGGAACAACAGGTTAGAGTTCTGACGGAGCATGTACACGTTATGTACGGCGCACAAGGTATTTAGATAATCCCATACATTGAATGAGCCACCGGGAGCCATGATGATCGGATTGTATTGGTCGGACTTGATGAAGCCGTCCACATACACCTTGTCATAATCGCACAGCTTGAATAGCTCGACGACCACATTCCGGAAGTTATTGTACTGGGTGGGGACGACCTTTATCTGCTTGAGCTTGTAGCACAAGTCGTCGACGGTCACGGTGTTCGTCGAGTAGTTGGATGTAAACGTTCGCACATCCCCGCGGAACTCGTACACGCTCGACACCGGGTGCTTGTTCGTCCACGTCGTTGACACATCAGCCGGTTTGAAGAACCTGTCCGTCAACGTTATCACAGGGTAGCCCTTGGTGCCGCCCGGGACGCTGTACGACATGCGGTCCCACTGCGCGGAGAACGACTCCAGTGAACGATCCGTCCTGTACTCGAAAGGCTCGGGTGCGACGCTCACAGCAGCACCTTCTCAACGAACGTCGCCGTCACGGCCACCTCGTAGCCGTCGATTGCCGCGCTGTACTCCTGTATTGAATACGGCTCCTTCTGCTGGAGCGCGCCGTAGCCCATACCTGGCAGGAACGGCCCGTAGTTATTCGGAACGTCGCTGATCGTCTTCACCTGCGTCTCGGGGTATGCTCGCACACAGATACTCGAAATACGAGAGCTCGCCCACATCTGGAGCTCACCCCACGGGTTGTTGGTGTTGTTCGTCGGGATCTGCGTCGTGACGTAGCGTCCGTCGAACTCACTAACAGCCGTAACTGCCGTATCGTTTATCTGGATCGTTCCGTCCCCGCGACACCCCGCCCACAGCTTGTAGCCTTCCGGCCAGTGGATCTTCTGGCCGATCTGCCATATCCACGCCGGGTTCCACGACCACGCCGGTGCGCCGTTGTAGGCGCCCGGCGTAGCGACGTGCGGGATGTCGTCCGTGAACATTGTGGCGTTCGGGGTGTAGTGCGACATGAACCCCGGCAGAAGGTTCGTCTTCATAGCCAGCGGGTCTACGTAGTAGAGCAGCTCGTTGGTGGACAGCAGGTACAGCAAGGCGGCGTGCTCGGCCACCGTGTTGGCTGCCCAGGTGAGCGTGAACTCCCTGTGCGTTAACGCGGACCGTTTGGCGAAGCCGTCGCCTCTCAGCGTCGTAGCGCTGTAGTTGAAGCCTGTACTATTGCTCTGGAAGTTCGCCACGGGCGCGTCAATCCAACGCATGTCGTTCAGTGTGCCGAACCACACCTTCGGTCGCTTAGGCATTCCTATGCTCCTCTCCTCGATGCCATGGCGTTAGAGCCGTTGACCATCCCCACTATAGCATTGCCGTCTATCACCGTCGGTTTGTTGACCGCGCTCACCAGGATGTGCCGATCCGTTCCGGACAGCTCGACCAGGATCGGACCTCCACCGAACCCGCCGCCTGCTCCGCCGGACGAGGCGGCAGAGGCGCCCGAGGCAGCGGCGCGGCCGGAGTTGACGGCTTCTAGGAAGCCGTAGCCGACGGTCTGCGCGGCCTGCCTGTTGATGACGAACTCGCCGGGTGTCAGCATAGCCGGCACCGTGTCCGTGGACTGTTTGCCCCCGCTATACGAGGACCCGCCGACCTTACCGCCCGTGGAGAACCCCCACGCCTGGTTGAAGCCGAACATGAACTGACCGACGGACAGCTGCCGGAGGTCGCGTACACGATTACACAGGTTGATGGCATCGGTTGCAGCCTGGTTGAACGAGAACCCTGCCTGCTGCGCGCTGCTAATGATGTTGCTGAAAGCCCCGTAGCCGGCCTCCCGAATGCCGTTGATCGCGTAGGACATCCAACCTGCCTTGTTGCCTGCTACGTCCATCGAGTATGCGGATCCGTGGGCTTGGTTGCCCATGTTGCCCAGCCCGTGTGCGGCTGTGTTGGCCGATCCGGCGGCCTTCCACATCTCCGCGCCGATATTGCCCGTTATCTGCCCGAGCTGCTGGAACGTTACGGCCGCCTGTTCCGCGGCGCCGCCAACGCCGCCACCCCCGAGGGCGCCGCCGAGGCCGGCTGCATCCCCGCCGGTGTTGTTCAGCGAGTTGCCGAGCTTATCAGCCGCGTCGCGGTTGTCATCCATCGAGTGCTGAGACTTGCGGTTCTTCGCCTCCAAGTCGGAGAGGGCTCGCAGTGCCGGATCGGCGTTCACCCCGACCGTGAAGTTCCTCGGGACGCCGTTGATGACCTTCGACAGGTCCGTGAACGTTGCCGCATAGCGCTCGGTTTCCGCCCGGGAGTAACCCATCGACGTCATGTTGTTGATGAACTCCGCACGCAGGGCAGACGCATACGCTAGAACCTGCTGCTGGCTGGCGCCCGTGTTGGCGTATGCGAGCACCTGCTTCTGGTAGGCCTCGACGAGAGACAGCACGTTGCCGCGCTGTTCCCTGGCGGCGTCCGAGAATCCCGTCAGGTCCCGCCGCGCTTTCTGCTGCGCATCCGAGAGCTTCTGCATCGCCTCGTACAGCTTCTGGTAATTGCCGGCCTGATCGCCCTCAGCGTTCTTCCGATCCGTGCGGTTCTTCTGCTGTGCGACGGCATTCTTCTGCAGCTCAGCACGGATGTCGTCCGCACGCAGCGTGTCACCGTAATCGACGGCCACCTTCAGTTGAAAAGTCAACTTGTTCCGGTCTGACTGCAGCTTCGACAGCTCGGCATCCAGCTCGGCGATCTTGTTGCGCGTTTCCTCGATCGACTTGTTGGCGTCACCGATCTCTTTGTTCGCCGACTGCGCGTCCTTCGCCGCGTTCTCGAAATACGACTTAATCGTCTTGAACGACTTCGCCGTCTCGTCCAGCGACTTCGGGAACTCCCACCTGAAATTAAAGGCCGCGTTCGCCACGGAAGACAGCTCACTGATGTAGTCGGTGAAGGTCTTGATCTCCTTCGCCGCCTCCTTGATCTTCTTACCCGCCTTCTTCGCACGGTCCCCGAGCTTCCTCGTCCTGTGCCGAGCCTTCTTAGCATGCTTAGCAGCATTCCTGGCGCCCCTCGCGAAGCCCTGGTCGAGTGCCTTACCCAGGTCCTTGATGGACGGCAGAGCAGCAGTGGAGGACTTCCCGAGACCCTGCAACGAAGCCGAAGCCTCCTTCGAGAAATCCTTCCCCGTAGCGATACTCGCCGCGATCATGCCGATCGCGTTGCCCGCCTTCTGTGCGAGCACAGCGGCCTTCGAAATCTGGTTCGCCGACTGCGTCGCCTTGTTGGCCACGGCGTGCAGGCGCTGCTCGACCCGCTCCAGAACCTGGACGGAGCCTACGCCGTGACTACGCAGCAACTGCATAATCTGCTGAATATAGGCGTTCATCACCTCGGCGTCCCCGCCGGACGCCTCTGCGGCTTGGCGCACAACAGCATAGAGAGCCTTCAGGTTAGACCTGCCGGCCTCCGAGAATTCGTCGAAGTTCACGCCGTTCTTGTACAGGCTCTCGCCCAGGTTGGCTACGGCGTCTTCGAGGTTGACGAACGCCTCGTCCCCGGACAGCGCGGAATCGACGACCTTCTTGAGCTCCTTGGCCGCTTTGTCGGCCTTCTCGCCCATGTTGTCCATCTCGTCAGCGGCATCGGCGGTGTCGCCCTTCAGGCCCTTCATGGTCTGTGCGGCGAGATCGGACTCGTTGCGCACACCGTCGAAGGTCTGGTGTGCGTTGTCGTCGATCTTCTTCAGCGTGTCGAGGATCTTCTCGCCGTCGAACCAGGAGATCTTGCCAGAGGCCACCATCTCCTGGATCTTGTTCTTGAACGAATCAATGTACTGGCTGGACTTCTGGGTGCTGCGTTCGATGTCGTCAGCTATAGAACCGAAGCCGTTCTGACGGTAGAGCTCGGCGAGTTTCTTCTGCGAATCTGTCATCTCCGAGTTGCCCTGCGTGACGAGCTTCGAATATTCCTGCACAGAGAAGCCCATCTGGCGCAGCGTGGCCAGCTGCTCATCACCGAACTGCTTGAAGCCCGTGTTTCCGGCGATCTGCTCGGCCATCTTCTTCAGCGAGTTCTCGCCGATAGCGTACGTCTGCTTCGATATCTCGTCAGTCGACTGGCCGGTCTTCTGTGCGAGGAGCTCCTGTGCCTGTGCTAGGGCCTTCGTCTGAGCGTTAGCGTCTGATGTGGAGAACAACTGCGAGGACATAGACTCGCCTGCCTTGTTAGTGGCCTTCGCGAACACATAGGCTGCGCTGCCACCCTCCTCGAAGGCCTTCGTGTCCTGCATCACGGACTGTGCGAGGTCAGCCTGGGCCTGCTGGAGCGCCTTGGCCTCTGCTCTGGCGGCCTCGGAGCGCTTTGTCCAAGACTCCGTCACCTTCGCCAACCCCGTGAAAAACAGGGAGATTCCCGCCCCGGCGGCGAATCCCTTTAGGGCGCCCATGAGCCCCGAGGTGGCTTTCTCCGCGGTGCCCATCGCGCCGGCGGCTTGCCCCGCTCCGCCCGCTGCAGCCCCGGCTGTGGACTGCGAGGCCGCCGCCTGTCCTGCCGCCCTCTGGGATGCGGCAGCACCCCGAGCGGCGCCAGCGTTCTTGTAGAGAGCACCGGTTTGCTCGTTGACGGAGACAGTTGACAGCTTGTAGAGCTTAACCGTCTCAGCGAGGGCCGATAGGAGCGAGCGGATAGACGTGATGGGGTGCTGCATCGCAATTCCCATCGACCTCTGCGCGGTTGTCAACGCGTAGGCCCCGCCAAGGACGAGGGCCTGCTTGGCGTAGTACCCGGCCATAATCCCGCCAGCCGTCAGGAAGGCGCCGGCCAGTTTGGCAACCCACTGCGCAGCGGGGTTCTGCACAAGATTCGTCAGGACCGTGACGAGACCCGTAAGGGATCCGAGCATGTCTCCGATCCCCGAGTTCGAGGATCTACCGATCTCAGCCTTCAGGTTCGCCCACGAGTTCTTCAGCATCTCCAGCTTGCCAGCCGTAGTGGAGGCGATCTGCTGGTACTGGTCGTTGAGCGTCTTCGAGTCGTTGTAGCCGGACTCGGCGTCCTTCATCGTCTGTTCGAGTGTCTTGTGCGCCTCGGCGAGACGAAGAATCGTCGGCACATCGCGGGACGCCTTGATACCTAGGTCTTTGAGCACACCGATGGCGCCTTGGCCCTGATTCTTGAGCCCGGCGATGAACTTGACGAAGATGTCGCTGAACTTTGAGGTGCCCCACGCGGACTGGACTTCCTGTGCGGAGACGCCTGCCACGCGGGCGAACAGGTTGAGCTCGTCCCCTCCGCCCCGGATGGCTTTTTGCATCTGGGTGAACATACGCGTGATGACGCCTCGGGAGAGCTCGGGCGCGACGCCGATAGAGGCAAGGGCGCCGGACAGACCGACCACCTGGTATTCGGTCATGCCGGCGAACTTGCCCATGGCAGAGATCTGCGTGGATGTGTTGGCGATCTGGGATTCCGTCGCAGCCGAGTTGACGCCGACCTTCAAGATCGAGGATGCGATATTGTCGAAATTCTGGCCCGTCGTGCCCATGATCGTCTGGAAGCGCGCGATCGTCTCGCCCGACTTGTCAAGCGAGAGATCAGTGGTGGCCGACAGTTTCGCGACGGTTTCGGTGAAATCCGTAATGGATTCCTTGGCGACGCCCAGCTGGCCTCCGAGGGCGGCGATGTTCGACAGGTCTTTGAAGTTCGTCGTCGTGACCGAGGAAGCCATCTGCTCCAATTTGCTGCGCAGTTCGTCGGCAGACTTCCCGGCGATGTCGTTAGTCCGCTTCACCTGTGCGAAGGCCGACTCGTAGTCCATTGACTCTTTGACAACAGTGGTGAACGCGCCGATCGTCGCCTTCGAGATGTTCTGCATAACGGCGGCCACGTCGTAGAGGGCGTAGCGCATGTTGGAGATGCGCGACTTCGCCTCTTCCGCCGCACGACCCGCCCTGTCGAAGCCCTCTCCGGCCTCTCGGCCGCCTCGGCCTGCGCCGTCCAGGCCTTTGCCGATGTCGGCGCCGACGACCTTGCCCTTGATGTTGTCGAGGGCTTGTGCGATAGTGTTGATGGATTCCGCAGCCTCATGGAGCTCGGACGTACCCTGTACGTTGAACTCAATAGTCTGCTTGATATCAGGCATCACTCACTCCTGTTGTAGTAGTCCATCCTCGTGGGCAGGTCTCGCTCCGCGTAGTCTGGCATGTACGGCGTCATCACGGTGTCTTTGCCCCACTTCTGCTTGTCCTCATAGGGAGGCGGATCGGTGGCGCGGTGTGTGCTGACCCAATCATGCATCATCCTTGCTTTAGTAGCATAGCATGTTCTATCTTCTGCTCTCCATGCTATATCAGGATCGTTCGAATGACACAGCCAGATAGGATTACCGCACTTCTGGCACGTTTCGTCTTTAACCGTCTTGTAAGCCAGCACAAGCTTATAGTCCAGTTCCGTCCAATGCCCGAAAGGGTCGGGCTGGTTATAGATGACGGCGGTGGGCCTCATGTGCAGGTCCACCGCCGTCCTAACCATCGATAGAGCGCCGCTCCCCCCTTTGTCTTGGAGGGCGTCTATCAGAAATCCACCGTCACCGCGTTGTCGTAGTCCGCCGACGCGCCCAGGAGATTCATCGCCGCCACGAGCAGGCCCAGATACTGCTCGCCGGGCAGTGCATTCAATATCTTACGGATCTCTTCGGAGTTGAATTTCCTTTCGTCCACGTTGCCTTCGGCGTCTTCGATCTTGTACAGCGTCTTCGACAGAAGCGCCAGGTAGGCCTCCGACACGCGCTTCGTCTTGTTCTTCGTCTTGTCCGCGCTCTCGATGCCGATCATCAGCTCTTCGCGCACATCAGCAGTCACTGATTGAAGGTGGAATGTCAGTTTAGAGGCGTCCCGCCTTTTTACCGCTTCCTTGATCACGTCGGCGTCGGCCTGCTCTTTGATGAGCCGCTCGACGTCCTGCACCGCCTCGGCGTCCAGGTACACGACCTTCTCGGCCTTCGGCGCCTTGGATCGGGACAGCACCTCGAAAATGTCCATAGTTGAAATCCTCTCTGTTATGCGTTAGGGTAACGTCGTAAACAAGAATAGCACAGGGCGGAGAGGAGACGCCCTGTGCTATTCACTGGAGTGTGCGTTATGCCACAGTCACCTTGACCGTCACATTCGCACAAGCGGGGTGGCTGACGATGACATCCGAGCTGCCCGTCTTCAGGCCGGTCACCACGCCGAGAGGGCTGACCGAGACCGTAGAGGTGTCCTTCGACAGGTAGGAGCACACGGAGCGTGCCACATGTCCGTGGATCTTCGGCAGGATCGGACGGTGCTCGTTGAGGGACACCGTCAGTGCCTCCGTGTCGGTGATCGCCGTCGTGGTGTCCTTGAAGACGCCGTTGACTGCCAGCTGGCCCTGTTGCAGGAAAGAAACAGTGTAGCGGGTCGGGTTGTCGCCTTCCAGCGTGTTCTTGTACGTGGACTCGATCATGAGGAACGCACAGTACCACTGGCCAGCGGCAATGGGATCGCGGCCCTTCAGGACACCGCGCACAACCAAAACGAGGTCGACGCGGGTCTTCTTGAACATGTTCCACGCCTTCGCGTAGATCGAGTTCGCGTCGTCCGGGTTCGTCGGGTAGTACATGGTGAGGGATCCCTCATACTGTGCGGCACCACGGGAAGAAGAACCCGCGGCGTCGAGCAGGGACAGGGACGACTGCTCCTTCGACGCCTTAGCGGCGGGGATCGTCGTGTCGTCCCAGTTGATCGCGTCGCCGATAGCCACCGCAGAGTTCATTTCCTCTACGGTGATAGCGTTGATGTCCTTCACGGACGCCTTGGGGAGGACCCAGACGTTGACGTGTTCGTTGGAGAGTACTTTCTTATCCATTATGCGGCTACTTTCTCGTTGAGGACGAACGCACCGTTCTGAAGGAAGTTCGGCTCGTACTTGATGAAGCCGTTCGACTCGTACCCGTCGACCGGGTAGTCAGTCTGGAAGCGGTAGATGCTGAACACATCGCCGACTTCGAACGGCTTGTTCGGGCGCTTGCCGATTCGCTCCACGATGAACAGTGTGATGTCGGGCTTCATTGTGATGTCGCGAATCATGTTGAACACGCCCTGGTCGTCAACGCTCTCGTCACGAAGCGCGGTGAACTTGCCTTCGTATTTGGCGAGGGTCGGGTTCTCCACTTCGGAGATATCGCAGATCGTTCGAGTGTTGTCCGTGTCGGGGTCGGTCTCGCCGAGCGAATAACCGTCCAGGATCGCACACGACACATTGAACACCAGGTTGCGCGGGTTGTCGGTCGCACTGAACTGTGCGTTGAGTTCCGCCGCCGTAGGATGCCGCCAGTCAGCGAATGCCTCAGGAGCGGCGAAGAGAATAGTCACGTTGCCGCGAAGCATGCGAACTTCGTTAGCCACTGTGCTTCCCCCTTTTCTCGTTGTCGTTGTCAATGAAACAGTCGCTACAAGGCTCTTCCTCGGTTATCGGCACCAACGTCCCGAAGAACTGAGCGAAGTCATCCGGGTACATGCCGACGTCCCCGGTGTTCATGTCTTTGTAGAGGCCCATATGCACCATCCTATCAAATACGGTTTTTGAGGTTCGTGATAAAGGAGCAGTAGAGCTCGTAGCCGCACTGCACCACTTTGTGGTTGGTCCCGGCATAGTTCAAGCCCTGGCCGCCGTGGACCGTGATCCCGCCGCTGTTGTCCGGCTCGAAGCCCACAAGCCCCCACAGGATGCGTTCGCCGATCTCGCGGGCATGCTGTGCGGTGAGGGCTCGCACATGACACAGGAAGAACACCCTGTAGCCGTCGTTGAGCTGTGAGACGATGCTCGTCGCCTGGCTGATATGCCCCGGTGTGCCGAACACGACAGCGATATAGGGCATCTTCTGGCCTTCGTCGAAGTCCGGGAGCGCCACCTCTTCGACCACTCGCTGGGGCGGCACCTCGGAGAGTTCTCGGATCTTCGCCATGATGTCGTCGATGTACTTCGCCATAGTCTGTTATCGCCCCCACTTCCATATGCGACGGGTCTCTGTGTAGACCTCTTTGCGGGTCTTCTCGTCGAGCTTCACCTGCTTGGCCACTTTGTCGAGCGCCTTCATGCCCCACACTCTATCATCGCCATACTCCTGGCCGAGGATGTAGTCGTGGTCCCAACCACCGTCGAACTTGCTGGATCCCTCGATCCAGCCGTACTCGACCGTCACGTTGTCCGGAACGACGACGCTCACGCTGTCGTGCATGTGGCTCGTCCAGATACGGCCGATCTTCCCCGGCACCAGAGCGGACGGCGTCTTCTCGATCGTCTCCTGCAAAGCTGGAGGAATCTCTTCGGAGATCTTGTCGATGACGTTCGCGAACAGATCGTACTCACGGAAGTCTTCGATGCGCTTAGCGTACTTCGTGAACTTGTTGGCGCCGATCTTTGTGCGGATCTTCATACCTACGCCTCGGCTTTGTTCATCGGCGTGTTGCAGATGATCGTCCGCTCGAACGACTGAGAGGCGTCAATCACAGCCGCTACAGTCATCAAATAGCCGACCATGTGCGGGGTGTCCTGCGTCTTCACTACTTTAATGCGTGCAGCCATCGGTATGTTAAGCGACATCGTCGAGCGAGGGAGCTGAAGTCGCACACGATTAGTCGTCTGAGGCGCAATCTGATCGTTCGCTACCTCAGGTTGGCGTATCGGCTGTATACGCGCTTTCCCAGAATATACGACTGCGCCATAATCATAGCTGTCAGTCTTAGCGTCGTATTTGATGTTCTTGCCGTCATAAATCGTCACCTCATCGACCATATAGCGTTCGACGCGTTTAGCCGCCATCGCCAGGCGGCCCTCAGAGATACCTGCCAAGGAACTCCCTCGCTCTCTCGAACACGTCGTCGCCCTTCATCGGGACGAGAACGAGCCCCTCGCCGTTCTCCAGCGCATCCCCCTGTGCGTCGTACTTGTCGGCCAGAGCGAGCAGGGCCTCGACGTTCTTGTCCCCGCCGGACAGCGTGAAGTCGTCGGCTTTGACGTTCTCGACCCCGCCCTCCGAGACGAGCTTCGCCGCGTAGGCGCGCAAAGCAGCCGCCGCAGCCTTGAACACGTTCGTGTACAGTGCGCACAGCCGTTCGAACAGCTTGGGGTCTAGGTCAAGGCCGGGCAGAAACAGCTTCAGCTCGTCCACGGTTATCTTCGGCTTGTCGGGCACCGTAGCCCCTTTCCACTACAGGAAACCCCGCCCCTTGTGAGGGCGGGGTTTCCATCCTTGTCGGGTATCGTTATCAGGCGCCCGCACCGCTGGAGGCCAGAGTGCCCTCCGGAGCGATGAAAGCGGACTTGACGAGGTGGCGGATCTTCGTCCTGTAAGCGTCGTTCTCGAACGAGCCCTCCAGTTCGGAGCTGTTCGTCGTCTTCTCGACGAAGATCTTCGGCCCGGTCTCGCCCTCCAGGAACACGTTGACGATGTTCTTGCGGGGCATCGTGCCCTTCGGGGGCAGGAGGAACCAGCACTTGTCGGCGTAGTCGCCGGCGATGAGCGCGAGCTCGGGGACCTCGTAGACGTTCGCGACCTTCCCGGACACCGTGTTGCCCATCACCTGGGTCTCGGTGCCGTTCTGGCGGCGGATCTCGACGACCTTCATGATCTGCTCGGCGCGGCTCGCCAGCGCCGGGGGCACGATCAGGTTGAACTTCGTCGGCATGATGATCCGCTTGCCGTTGTATTTCGTGACGGCCAGCTGTGCGAAGGCCTTCTCCAGCGCTTCGATGCTCAGCTCGGGGTTGCCGGCCAGGACGTTCTTGTTAGCCGCCTTGAAGTTGGTCGTATTCAGGCCAGTAGGCTGGACGAGCTGCAGGGCCGCCTCGATGGACTCCTGGTTGGCAGCGCGGCGGCCGAGCTCCTTCGTGATCCGGGGGATCAGCTGCCAGTCGGCGCCGTAGCGCTTCAGGGTCTCCCAGGAGAGCGGGATCTGGACGCCGGCCTTGGCGAGCTTCAGCTTGAACTGCTCTGCCTTCAGGCCGAGAATCGGGTACTCGCCGAGCTCTCCGACAGCGGGCAACCCCTGTGCGACGTAGCCCTTGCCGTCCTTGCGGACCGGAACGTTGTCGTCGGTGAAGTCGAAGCTGAAGTAGGGCACGGTCTCGAAATCGGGGGTTTCGAGGGTGTCGGCCCACTCGCGCCAGTTGGACGGAACCTGCTCATACTCGCCCTGCATGATCTTGTTCATGGTGGGGCCGAGGTTGACCGGCAGATCCGACGTGGTGATGGCCTCGCTCAGGTCCTTGCGGGCCGAGTTGCGCACACGGATGTCGTCCGCGTGGAGAGCCCTGTGCAGAAGGATACCCGCTTTGTAGGCTTCCCTCTTGTTGATCGCCATGTAGATATCCTCCTTAGAGCCAAGCCTGGGTGAGCTTGACGGCGTACTTGGTAGATAAGCTCGACAGCGGGTTGAGCACGAAGCCGACGACGATCTTTCCCTTCGGGTCGGCTGCGATTTCAGGCTTGGCCGCCTTGCCGGATTCGGTGGCGCCGTCGATCGTCACGATGTCCCCGACCTTGACGGAGCCGTCCAGCCCGAGGTGTGCGATGCCCTCGAAGGCGAGCGTCGAGTAGAAGTTGTTGTCATCCTTGGGCGTGGCGGAGGTGAGGGCGACGGCCCCGACCTTGCCGACGGCGACGACGTCGCCCGACTTGACGGCGGCGTCCACCTGGACTTCGTAGGTGTCTCCACCCTTGACGTGATTCTGCGACATGCGGTGATCTCCTTACCAGGTCAGCTTGGCGAAATCGGCTTCGAAGTCGTCGGCGCTCTTACCAGAGGGCACGTACTCGGGGGCGAAGCCGCCCGACAGGCTCTCTCGGATGGACTTGACGAGCTTGGTCTCGCGGTCCATGATCGTCTTGGCGTCATAGCCGCGGGCGATGGCCTCGGCGACCCGCACACGGGAGACCTCGGGAAGGTCGGAGTCGGCGAGAGCAAGGATGGCCTCCTTAGCCTTCTTGGCCTTGTCCTCTTCTTCCTCCTTGGCCTCCTTGGCGTCCTCTTCTTCCTCTTCGTCCTTCTTCTTGGCCTTATCGGCGAGGGCTTCGACGAGAGCGGAGAGTTTAGTGTCCAGGGCCTCCAGGGCCTCCTTGAACTCAGTATCCATTCTCTTCCTTTCGGAATTGTGTTTGTTGCTACCGTCCATAATAGCATTTCCGTTTTTGAACGACTCCAGCGCCTCGACGAGGCGGCCGCCAGCACCCGGAACTGTGACGAAATCCACGGAATTAACAGGCGACGGTATGAACGACTCTATCACAGGCGGCAGAGAATCCCCCTGTGTCACTATGTCGTCTGTTTGCGCGAGCGTCGCTCCGCAGTGTATCGACACGCCGATAATATCCGACACCTGCTCGATGAACGGGGCCCACTGCTCAACCACTTCGATCGTCGCATACATACCCGGCTCAGGTGCGTCCTGCCAGCGGGGCGTCTCCGCGATAACCGCTGCCAGCTTCGTCAGCGTGCCTTCGGGGCGATCCCATTGTTCAGCCTCCGAGGCGTGATCGATATACATGTGCGTCCCGATCGGGAATGCTTCAGCGAAACTGCCCTGCAGCGCCTCCTTCGTATAAACACCAGTCGAACCAGAGCCCTCTGATATGAGTCGCACAAGCCACTTGTGTGTGCCCTTGACGGGTTTGAGGACGCTGGAGGTCGTGCTCTCTTTGATTTCAGTCTTCATCTTCAGTGTCTCCTTGGTTGAAACCGCCAGAGACGGCGCCCTGGTTGCCTTGACGCGCCACCGGGTCGCGCACAGCATCGCCGTCGTCTCCACCTGACACATTACCACTCTTCAGAAAATCGTTCGGCTCCGGGAGCTCGTCGCCGTGGATATCGGGCACAGCGAGCAGATTGAGCACAGCCTGACGATACTCGTCCTGATGGATGGCCCCCGTGGACATAGACGTAGCCAACGATTGCAAGGCCCTATAGGTCGGGTCCTGCTCGATTGATGGGAACTTGATGTCCACATCCTTCACCGACGGATCAACATCCATCATCACCTGCTTGAAGAAATCCCTCCACTTACGCTGCTCCAGCTTGAAGCCGTTGATCGTCGGCCTGTCCAGCGTCGTCGCAGCCCCATAGGAACCACCCGTCGCACCCGGCGACGACAACAGCGCGATGACCGGGATGCCGAAGCTCGCCGCTACGAGAGCGGCCAAAGGCTGGCCGTTCCCGTAGTTGACCTGTGCGCTCGGGACGCCCACCCCGGCCAGAGACTGGTTCGGCCCCAAGCTCGCCGTGGCCCCCACTACGTCGCCGCGATTGGAGATCTCCACTGCTGACTGCCGCTTCCCCTGGTTGTTGCTATTGACGATCGCCCAAGCGATCTTCGACAGGGCCTTCGACAGCCGCGCCGAATCCCTCAGATAACCGGAGTAGGCTACGCTCCACAGCGCCGCAGCCAGGGAGTCTGGAGCACCGAATGCGTGCCCAGCATGCCTACCGGATGACAGGATGTACACGACGTAATTGCCGTTCACCTCGTAAGCCGTATTCGGCGGCTTCCTCAACCGCTGCACCCCGCGCCGGTACTCGGCCGTCGGAAACCACTGGCTGATAGTGTTCTGCCCATCAGGCGTCCACGTGCGGCGCACATACTTCACAACCGACGAATCGAACGAATCCCGTACGATCTCCTCGATCTCCTCAACCGGAACAAGCGTCAGCTTATCGGTATGCACCTCGCGGAACAAGAACACATTCCCTGCACAGAACCGCTCCAAGTTCAGGCTCTCCATAGCCGAAGCGGAGAACAGCGTCCTCTGCGCCGACTCCGACTTGATGAACTTGTCCAGCTTCGAGGAGGTATCGCTGAACACCAGGTCGTCGCCGAAGATGTAGCTGGTCCTCAGCTGTGCGCCGCGCTTGTGCAGCGGGTGGTCGCGCGCCATGTCACGTAGACCTCGCACAACCTCGTGGATGAAAGCCAGCGTCAGTCCCTTGTCGTCGGCGTAGCTCACCCAGTTGGCGCCCTCGTCCAGGAGGTAGGACCTCTGCGCCTCATTGATGAACGCGATACCCTCGTCGCTAAACGAGTATGCGTTGGAATCCAAAAGTCTCCCCCATTTCGTGTAGGTAGTCGTCTTCGTCGCCATCCATCATGTCCCCCGCGTCGGAAAACACGGTCTCCTGTTGGATGGCGTCGCGTATATTCTGGTCCGTTATAACAGCATATACTGCGGCGTCTGCCAAGTCAGGCGACTTGCCGACGTCCTTCTTCAGCTTGTCCTTCGAATCGAGGACGAGCCCTCCAGACATCGTATTATACGAGTATCCGACGGACAGCAGCTCGTCGTGCAAGTCGATGTCCAGCGGGTCCAAGTCCAGCTCGCCTGTGCGGCACCGGTATCTGAACGAATCCCACATGTAGGAGCGGTAGTTGTGCCACCGGCCCCTGTCGGGGCTCGACATGGAACCTCGCACAGCCAGAATGTCGTATGTACGGTTGGCGTAAGAGTTGAGGATGTCGAACATGCCGCCGCCTATGCCGTCGCAGTCGATAGCCACGGCGTGTGCGCCCTCCCGCAGAGCCAGGTCATGCACCCGCTGTGCGCTGTGCACAAGGTCCGTCTTCGCCCATGAGTCCACGAAGCGCACAACCCCGTTGACGCACAGGTACACCACCGAGCGGTCTGCGCCGAAACGCGCCACGTCCACGCCCAGCACGGGCCGGCCGATCCGCTCCCGCTCCGTGAGACACGCTGTCTCCACATCGCCCGGTAGGATCAGCGAGTCCTCGATGTCGAATGCGAACTCGCCCAGCACGCGGGCCTTGAACCTCGCGCTGTCCTCCCCGTACTCCTGCTTCTTCTGCTCCACGTAGGAGGGCCCGGTGAGCTTCTGCAAGACGTTCTTCGGCATCGGCTCGCCTGTGAAGTTCGGGCTCTCCAGGACGGAGATGGACATCCGCTTCCAGTTCTCCATCTCCTCTTTGAAGATCTTCCCCAGGTAGCTCATCGGGTCCGTTGGGTTCGCGATCAGCACACGCCGAGAGGCCTCGTTCGTCGTGATGTTCGCCAGGGCGTCGATCAGCTCGCCCGACAGCCCGCAGGCCTCGTCGCCGATCGCCAGCACGTCGCCGTGGATGCCCTGGAACGAATTCCCGCCCAGGTTGTCCGGCGGCTTCCTGCCGCGCCCCAGCGGGAGCTTCGTCACGTCATCCTTCCACTGCACGTCCATCGTGATGCGCCCCGGCAGCTTATGGTCGACCAGCCCCTCCTCGAAGCGCCGCTCCACGATATCTTTCAGCTGCATCACTTCGCGCCACAAAACGTCCTGCACCTGCGCCATCGACGGCGCCGTGGATATCACATAGCAGTGGGGGTAGCGGGTGTCCACCCACCAGCATATGAGCACGGCCATCAGCCGGGACTTACCCACGCCGTGGCCGGCCTTCACCGCCGTCGAGTTATTCTCCACCACAGCCCGAGCGATCTCACGCTGCTTACTCCACAGGGTTCCTTCGTCCGTGCCCAACATGTACTGCGCCCAGCCCACCGGGTCGGACTTGAAGCTGTCCTGCCTCCTGTGCGCCTTGACGGTGGCGATAGCGCTGTCGATCGCGCTAGCTTTGATCAGCATGGGCCTCCTTCAGCGCCTGATAGAAGACCTCGTCCATCGCCTCCGGGTCAAGCAGCTGGCTGTTCGCATAAGCCTGCGCGATGTGAATGCGCACACGCTCCCAGGCGTCCTCTACCAGGTCGAGGATCAGCCGGGTCTGCTGCTTCGTCACCCGGGCCTCCTCCTCGTCGTTGTATTCCTTCACCTTGTCCAGGCGGTCTCCCAGCTGCTTGAGCACGCTGTTGACCGCCTCGATATGCCGAGCGGCTATCTCGTCCGACTCGAAGCACTTCTCCAGGAAGTTGAAGGCCCGCGTCTTCAAGTCGTACATGTCGGCGATCAGCATCTGTTGGCGTTCGAGGTTCGTCCACACGTCGTTGCGCTTCAGCATGGAGCGCACACGGGCAAGGCACGTCTCGGCAGGCAGGCCGAGCTCCTCGGACATCTCGGCGGGGCTCGCCCCCGCCTGTGCGAGGGTGAGCAGCCGCCTGTCGTCCATCGCCAGCTCGCCGGTCGACTTCTGGATCGCGAAGCGGTCGCGCTGGTTCTTCACCAACTCCTTGGACGTGGTGGTTTGGGTTTGACTTTGCTGCTTCTTTTTCTTAGGCGCCGCCATCACAACCCCCTGTACCGGATCACCACCGGCGCCTCAAGCGGGTCGCACACCTTCACGGTAGGCCGCTCGGCTTGCGTCGTCAGCGTCACGCAGAACGTGCCGCCTTCTGTATTCAGCGATGCGACCTTCGTCTCTGCTGCATCGGTGAACACCGTCAGGTACACGGCCCGAACGCCCTTGGCCAGCACAACGTCCAGGTCGAGGTTGGGCAGCGTGCCGCTGAGCGTCGCAATTGACCCGTTAGCGGTGGCTAAGCGGCTCGTTTGAACATCGATTCTCATGAAACTCCCTCTCTAGTCAGGCTTAAGAGGAATGTTACCACGCACACAGCAGACCCCGCCGGGGCATAGCGCTCACCCGGCGGGGCCCTGAGAGAAAGGAGCTTACCTGAACACCTTAACATACTTCTGCAGGCGCCGTCTAGGCCCCGCCATGTGGTCGTACAGCAGCACCCAGCGGTCATCCAGCGTAGGCGCCCATGTGATGCTGTCCTGTGCGGTGATCGGCTGTATCTCGTCGTCCACCGCCAGCACGGACACATAAGCGTCCAGCCTGAACGGCAGCCTGTCCAGGTCATGGGCTGTAATAAACGCCTGGAACGTCTCATGCCCACCGATCACCCATAGCTCGTCCCGGCCTTCTGCGAGGGTCTGCTCGATTGCCGCGTACGGGCTCGCCACAGCCTTGACGGATTTGGTCGACTTCATCGTCCTGCTCAGCACGATGTTCGTCCTATTCGGCAGCTTCTTGTTGCGTTGCGGCAGGGATTGTCGGGTCTTCCGGCCCATTATGACTGTCTTCCCAGTCGTCATGTCCTTGAAATGCTGCAGGTCCCCTCGGTCGTGCCACGGCAGCTTCCCGTTGACCCCGATGATCCCGGACGTCGACTGCGCCCAGATGAAATGCACATGGAACATTGCGTCTCTCCTCTCGTGTGCCGTGTTTCAGCTTATGAGGTGGATTCTACCGGCTGTGCGGGGCGCAAGCAAACTTGACGAGAGGGCGAGGCCGAGGTACAGTCGGACTGTCTAGAGAAAATCAGAGAAAGTACTTCGCATGCTTCTTTACTTCATCGCCGTCCCCGTCGCATTCCTCGTCGCACAGGGGTTCTGGACCCTCATCGCCTACATCGTCACGTGGTGCGGCTTCCCCAAGGCCGGCGCCGTCGTCTTCTGGGTCTCCCTCGCCTTCACATCCCTCGGCGCGATCTCCGCCCTCACAGCCTTCGCCTGGACCCAGCACCAGCTCAACCTCATCGCGGCTTGACATCTGTTCGGCTGGGCATATACACTGGTTGCGCACAGTAACACTACAGAGAGGGGAAAAACATGTTTTCATGGAGCCTGATCGGCCGTATGTTCGCCGGGTGGTACGGTACCTGCCGTCTGTGGGGCAGGACCTGGATCTGCTAGTTACCGCCATCCGATAAGAGGACCCCGCTGCCTTCGAGCAGCGGGGTCCTTCTGTGCTTCTACGTTGTGCGTTATCTCACTTATTCGGCGTGGTCGCCAGGAACGGCACCACCTTGTGCAGGAGGCGGTCCACCGGCTTCGTGTTGAGCAGCCACTGTGCGCACACAGTAACCAACCCCCATACAGTCGCCGTGATCGTGTCCGCCAGGTCGGCGGGAAGCGTCAGGCCCCATTTCGCGGCCAAGGCGGCCAGCACGCCCACCAAGGACACCACGAACGTCCTGATAATAGACCTCGCTTTGTGCTGGATCTGCGTCGGCACGAGCTCGTCGAAGTGGTAGGCGTTCTTCCTGTTCGGGTCCGCCAGGCCGCCGTCCCCCTGCGGCAGGCCGCCAGTCTCCACGGTGTGCGCAGCTGCGGCGAACGCCGCAGCCTTCTGCTCGTCCGTCAGCGTCGGAGTATCCAGGTGCTTGGGCCCTGTAGGCGCCGGGGTCGGCTCGATGGGCGTGGTCACTTTTCCCCCTTCTTCAGTGCAAGCGTGTTCTGAATGTCGTTCAGCTTGTTGATCGTCTCCTCAAGCGCGGCGTGGGACGCCGCCGGGTAACCGAAGCCGTAGCCCGGCACCGTCAAGTCGGTGGCGATCCTGTTCACAGTCGACGTCATCGACTCCACGGCCTGCGTCAGGTTGGCCGCAACCTCCTTCAACTCCGCAATGGAGTTCTGCGTCGCCTGCGGATAGCCGAAGCCCTGGCTCGGCACCTTGATGTTCTCGTACAGCCAGCTGAGCATGTTGTGCTCGTCGGGTGTCAACTCGTCTCCTTTATTCTGGTTCTGTGTTTGGTCGTCTGGTGTGTCTCCGATATAGCGCTTGACGATGATGATCGTCGCCGAGCCCGTCAGAGACCGATCCGATAGCGCGTGTAGCCTCGGGCCCCGGCCCGGACCCCCATGTCCCCACGTGTACATGCCCCCGGAGTAAAGCTCCACGTGGCTTATCCGTCCCGCGAAGGCACCCGAATGCCAGCCCATGCAGATGATGTCCGCCGGTTTCAGGTCTTGTAAGGGCAGATCTCGCCAACTCGTCGCCGACGCCACCGTGTACGCGTCGGGGTCCGACGCTATATTGAAACTCCGCTCGCCTATTTCGATGCCTGCGCACTGCCGGTAGGCCTGCGCTATCGTACTGGAACAGTCCCCCCAGCCGTAGCGCTCCGGGTCTTTGCGGCGGTAGTCGTTCGTGTAGCCGAAGTCACCGTCGTGCTTCGCCATCCACGCCACTATGGCGTTGCGCTGCACGTCAGCCTGCGTCATCCGTCTCCTTCCTATTCGCTAGAAGAGCCTTCACCTCAGTATACGGCACAAAAGCCGCCCTATCGGGTCGCGCGCTGTGCGCCGGAATCTTCCTTCGCTTAAGGAAGTCATAACCCTCCCCCTGCTCTATGCGCACAGGGGGGGAGTCGCGGTGCGGGAGGCGGAACTCCACCCAACCCTCGTCCACATGGCGCACAGCACCGGGGTAGCCGCGTATAAGCGGACCGTCGTTTCCGGGGACGGTCCGCCACGCCGCATCGATCAAGGACTGCAGCGCATCCAATTGCGCATTAAACTCCCCGATCTCGTCGTTCGCTTTGCCTCTTGAAATAGCTGCCCCGTCCCGCGTCGGAAAGGGCGGGTTGAAACCGCGCAGCGACCGGGCGGCCGGCCGATAGCGCTCCTCAAAGACTCGGGCGGCCCGGTTGTCCAGAGGCATCTTACCCGGCTCCCGCTTCAGGCGGGCCGTGTATGCATCTTCAGCTGCGTACGTGAAATCCGCTGTTCTGTCATGGTAGCTCTCTTCCATGCCTAGAACCATACCACCCCCACCGGCGGGTAGCCCGTCGCGTGCAGGCTCAAGGGGTCGTAGTCGGCTGGTTGCGTTCGCAGTTGTGGCCGCTTGGGGGTCGCATGCCACATCGACGTGAAGCGCACACGGGCGTCCTCGGCGTAGAACGCCGGGATGTGCGGGGGTAGCGGTTTCTCTTCGTCGGTGACCGTGGTCAGGAGGGTGGATTCCACGAAGATATGGAATACATTTCTAGAGGGGGTGAGGCGGCCTTTATTCCCTTCTTCAGAATTCCTGTTAGTTGGCACGATGTCGTTCTCCAGCTGGGCAGGGGTTGTGCCCAGCGGGTACTCGTGACAGGCCTTCACCAGCACGGAATATGGGTTAACAGTGTTGGTTTGGTTCTGGTCTGTGTTGTGCGGGGGAAATTTGCGCGGGTCCTTCGCGTCATTCGATTTCAGGAAGCGCTGCCCGCCCTTGTAGCTCGGGTCCTGTTTGGAGACCTCCCAGCCGTTCGCCTTCAAGCATAGGGCGTAGAAGCGAAAGTTGCTGTTGCTGGTCGGGCTCGGGTCGTAGGGGTGCGTCGGGTCCGGGCTGAAACACCACAGCAGCCAGCCCACCTCCCACGGGTTCGGTTCGCTAGTGGGGTTCTGCGGGGTCGGGGGTGTGTTGTCGGGGGAGCGCAGCTGCGCTGTGGTCACGATATTCGCCGAGAATGAGTACACCACCTGGAGACGATTATGGCGTTGTGGGTCGGGGTCTGTGGAGGGGACGGGCACCCGCTCTATTTTGAGGAGAGGTGTCAGGGCTTCGATCGGTCGGGCTAAGGAAGCTGCTGTGGCGCCTAGCGGTTGGTCGGGGTTGGGTTTGGGCGGCGGGGGAGGCGTCAGGAGGAGGGTCGAGTCGTAGGGCGGCGTCGGGTTGGGCGTTACGAGGGCCTCGTTGTAGATCTTACGTATGCGCACAAGGGGGTGCGCTGTCTGGCTCTTGGGTCTTTCCGGTGGTGTGGGCATGCCTTGATTTTAGCTCGTCGTCGTGTCTGCGCACAGCACATTGGATATCGTCCAGCTGACGGGTGTGCGCATGGACCAGGTCCGTCAGCGTCTGCGTGTTGGATTCTATCCGGTCTATGGCGTCCCTTAGAGAGCTTCCATGGTTGTTTTCCATGTCCTGTTTTACGCTTAGGACCTTCTTATTGGTCTTCAATGACGTGTAGAGGGTCGCTATAGCGGTTATGAGAGCGCCTAAGCCTACGGCTGGCGCCCCTAAGAGGTGGTCGGCGATGAGTATTATGTCGTGCACGAGTCTTATTATAGCGTTCATACTGTAGTATGATGTTCCAGTGGCGGAAAATCTGAGTTAATATATGCGGTCGGGTCCCCCCATGCAAGTCGACCCACCCCTCCAAAAATTCCAACTTTTCCCACCAAAAATACAAGTAGCACCTAGGACGTTAGTCCTAGGTGCTACTTCTCTCACCACTCCAACTTGTATTACCTACCCTACCGTAGGGTAACTTATCGCTTCGACGACGACTGCGACGAACCACGCCGCGTACATTAGTCCAACTATTCCAACCCAGATCTTAGTGATATTGATTCTCAATAGCTCCCTCCCTCCGGGCCCCCCCCCCCCCGCGCGCCGCCCGCCGCGCCGCGCACCGCGCGCGGCGCTAGC